GGCTTAGCCAAAAATGTTCGATTTGCCCACTTATGAAAAGATGCACTTTAGAAATCCAGAGAGCTTGTTTTGACAGCTTTGTAGAGGGTTTCAAGAAAGGAGCCAGAGCAGCAGAAAAAGGAAAAAACAAGAAATTCAAAACGAGAATAGATATGAATAGAATCCAATTACATAAGTCCATTCATCACGTTACAACGGCTAATGGCAAATTGAGTGATAAGACAATAAAGTTAATCAATAAAATGGCAAAGAAAGCGTATGGAAGTAAATGATATAATGCAGCATATTGATGAATTGCTGCAAAACTACTCAAATGAAGAGTGTGCGGAGATTTTAAAAGAGGTAGTAAGTGAATGTCAGTCACGCATTGAGAATTGTGATGAAGATGTTTACACTAATTCATAACGATATAGAAAGGAGCTAATATGGGAAAATACAGAATATACAGATACGGACTTTTCGACCACATTTTTGACGTTCAAGTGAAAAAGTGGTATGGATGGGTACTCGTTAAGAGGTTTAAGGCGGATGTGAGTTCTAACGACGCGATGATAGACAATATTTATTACTGTGAAATGTTATCCAAGGAACTTTTGGAAAAATTGGAGGAGGAATTATGAAATCAAAACAAGTATTATCAGTCGAACAGATGAAACATTTGCAGGAGCTTGGGCTGGACACAAGCGATGGAAGTATGTGTTGGTGTTACGCTCTTTCTTATAAAAATGCAAAATGGGAACTTGAAATATATGAAGATGTAATAAACCAAAAACGGGATTCTAATTTTTGGAAAACACTCCCTACTTATACTTTGCAGGACATTCTTGACAAGCTGCCGAAACGTATAGAAACAGAAGATTATGAGTTTGAATTATACCTCTATTACCATGAAAACGGCGTCAGCGTATTTTACGATGATGGTGATATTACTCAACTTGCATTCTTTAGTAAGCCTACACTTCTGGAATCAGCCTACGAGATGCTGTGTTGGTGTATTGAAAACGGGTATGTTAAAACTAAAGAATAGTTATGAAAGCAAAAATAAAATCAACCGGAGAGATTGTAGAAGTTGAAGACTTATACGATGATGGAACTGCCTTAGTGAAAGGGGCATATTTTAAAATATCAGAACTCGACTTCTTTGATAATTTTGAAACTATTGATTGGGAACACAGGCGTTATGAACTGGCAAAATCCGCTATGCAAGGGTATTGTATTGCTTTAGGAATAAACGATGACAGTGAAACTTATGATGATATTGCAATAGGTTCCTTGAGAGCAGCCGATGCACTAATAAAGAAATTGAAAGGGAAATAACCATGGATATAGAAGAAGCAAAAAACAAGAAAGCGAAAGCCGAAATGGAGATAGCTCATATTCTGGAAAACTTGAAACCGAAACGGGTTTAAAAGTCAGCAACATGTTTTATATATGCAGAGAAAATGATAAATCTGCGTTAGCTGTTTCCCCCATAGAGCATATAAAAACCAATATAATCTTAACGTTGTAATCATGGAAATTTCCGATAGGTTATCAGTTGATATAAGCCTTAAAAAGAAGGAGGAGTAAATATGAAGAATGAAATTTCGTGGAACGAAAATACTTATTATAAGATTTATAATCCATATAGTGATATTTCTCCTTTAGAACCGTGTGATGCACCCAAAATGAAAAAATATCGCCCAAAAGATGATAGGTGTACAAACAAGCAGATTGCGAAACGCAGGAAGAAGAATAAAAACCGTAAAACGCATAGGAGAAAATAATCATGGAAATAAAGAACGGAATAATAATAGACGGAGTGCTGCATAAGTTAGTATCAATACATGACAATGACCCATGTAGTCATTGCAGTCTTCACGAGAAATGTGATTTAAATTTTGACGAAGAACCATCCTTATGTACAATAATTGCCGGACAGTTTAATCCAGAAGAACGTTTTGTCATTTGCGGCAAAGTAACTGTTACACCTTATTATCGTGAAACACCTAAAAACGCTGGAGAAATAATCAAAAATAGATAAGGAGGAATAACTATAGGATTTACAACACCGTGTTTCATACGTAAAAATACTGCTAATATTAGAAATAGATTAGAAGAATTTGGTTACTATTGTAATCCATATGTAGGTTGGCGTAATTTATACTACAATTTATGCACTTGTATATTTGGAGCTAATATGGTTTATTCATTGGACGATGATGATACAGATGATCTTGAAAAAATAGATGGTCTTATTGATTGTGGAATGAATGAGGAACTTTTCCTTGCTATCGCTGCATTGAGGGATGATACAGACAAGTACCAATGGTTTACGGATGGAGATAAATGGATTCTGTGTCCTGAAATCAAGTTCTCTACCTATTGGGCTTACAATGATGTTGACATTAACACGGATACCATTCACAAGGCTACCGTAGACGAACTGATTGAACGCTTTAAAGATAAGAAAGAACAATTATGTGTAGAATAGCATATTTTGGGACAGATGGTTGTCTCGGACATCATTTTAAAGCTATTTCTGGAAGATTTTCTCCTCAAGAGAAAGAAGACCTTAGTAAAATAGATGAAGACTTTCAATTATTCGGTTTTTCCGGCTTTAATTTTTTCACGTACAAGGGGTATGGGTGTCTTTCTTTCTCTGCAAGTCCGGATGATAATCGTTATGGCAGTAAGACTGTGTTTTTTGTTGAGGGAACCTATTTAAAAACAGAAGTATTAGAGGCTTTGGAAGAAGCTCCGTTTGTGAAAAAACAATTCCAGAAGTTAGCCGATATGTATGGTGTAGAAATACCTAAAATAAAAGATTATGAATGATATAAAACTATCACTCCGGCAAATAGAAAAAATGGAACATGCTATCGGATTTAGCCGTGAGAAAATAAAAAGAAATAGATATGAGGCTTATCGTAATAGATTTGTAGTAAATAACTCCGATAAGGACTGGGAGGAATTGGTATCTATCGGATATGCAGAAAAGCGAGAGTTTGAGATTGAAAAACAAATCGTGTACTATGTTTCCGAACTTGGGATAAAATATTTAGGGGTGTTATTGGGGTGTATAATAATAGAAGGTAAATAACTATGACCGAAGAACTTGTAACGTTAGAAACAGCGAAGCTGCTGAAAGAGAAAGGTTTCGTTTGGAAGTGTGAACACCTAATAGACCGCAATAAGGTTATTACAAAATATGACCTTCCGCAAAGTATGTCGTGTTGTACGGAAATAGATGACGAACCAGTTGAATTTTTGTGTCCAGTATTGTATATCGCCCAAAAGTGGCTGCGTGAAATAAGAGGTGTGTATGTATATGTAGAACCTGTTATTGGGAAAAGATGGAAGCTTTCTTTTTGTGATTTCAATGTTCCAACAGAAGAAAGCGACTGGATGGAGAACGAAATAAACAAAGGGAATGGCTATAAAGTATATGACACCTACGAGGAAGCACTGGAAGCCGGGATACAAGAAGCGTTAAAACTTATATGAGAATGGACCCTGTTGTAAATGATGCTTATAGGCTTAGAAAACTTTTAGAAAAAGCAACGGGGCTAAAAGTATATAAGTCGGAACTAATAGCCAACTATTTTAATGGCTATCTAAGTATAGTACAAGAGTATAAGAATGAAACCAATCCGCACATTACAGTAGCACAAGGTAGCTGGTCGATAGAAAACGGTGGGGAGTATAAAATTTCACTCTATACACCTACAATCGTTATTAAAGGCAAGAGGATACTTAATACTCGTTTTGTAAAAGATGTAGCCTATAAGATAGTGGAAGCATTAAATGATGAATTTGGGGAAGATAATTGGAATACGTGCAATGAGGAGCAAAAGTGTTGGCTTCCCATGTCTCGAAACTCTTTCTATTTACAAATCCCAAATTTTGAGAAATATTAAAACTTATATGATTATGAAAGCAAACCTAATATTTTTTCTTGCGATATTCATCATATCAGCATTATTCATCGGGCATTTCCGGTTGACATTCTCACCGTTCAGTGTATCCCTGCCCTATTGGCATAGGACTGTAGGAGTTATTCTTATCGTTGCAGGATGCTTGGTCTACAATATAGGTGAGCGTGTATCCGGTTACAAGAAAGGACTGGATGAAGGTGTGGAGATTGTTTTGAAAGAGTTACAAGAAAGGTACAACCATGAGTAAATACATGAATTGGGAACTCTATGATAAACCACCCGAGGGTTTCTCCATTGACAAGCATACTGGCTCTCCTTTGGCCGGATACGACTTTTACACAAACGGGAAAAGCGTCTTAAACGGAGGAGTAAGAATTCTTGTAAAAGCTCTGAATGTTCATGTTAACAACATAGCAGACAACCACTACCCCGTGAAAAGAAACACTCCCAATAACAAAGAACCCAAACAAGACCCGATGATTAACCGTAATGTGCGCCAACGGGTAAATGTCTTTGCACGCGAGAGGTTTAAAGTAAAGCTGCTACAAGAAATAGAATTTGATTTAATGGTGTGTCAACTCGAAGGCTGGAGCATGGGAAGCTACGTCAATGAGCTTAAGCAATTGATTGATGATGTTTATCGGAGAATGGTTAAGACAAAGAAAAGGAACACAGAGACTACCAGTAACCCAAAACTTGAATTTAAAGATGAATGAATTATATATACCTCCACAGCGATTAAACCGCAACCCTATTAACGGGCGGTTTTTAAAAGGAGGTATCCCTCATAACAAGGGAAAGAAATGGGATGATTACATCCCTTCGCATAAAAGGGAAAGTATGATTAAAGGATTAGCCTTAGGGAGAACGGGAAACCCTAATATAGCGGGCTGCAATGCAAAGAAAGTAGTAGCTATAAAAAGCGGACGGTTACAAGGTGTTTTCCAGTCCTCTAACGATGCGGAACGAAAGACCGGCATCTGTGCCCGTAATATCAGGAATTGCTGTTCCGGAAAGCGTAAACACGCTGGCGGCTATCAATGGTTTTGGGAAAGCGATAATAGTTGGTGTGAATTAGTTAACAAAAATATATGAGTAAACTATACAAAATAACTCTCTTCGGTAAATCATTCATTATAGGATGGTTCAGCCATGCGGACAAGTGGTATCATAAATTTAGTATAATAAAATAATGGATATAACAGAATTAAAAATCGGTGACCGGGTGAGAATAAAACTCCCGTCACCACAAGGAGAGAGACTTTCCATACCCATGCAGGTAATAGGGCTGCTTTCTAGTTTCAACAATCCAAGCCCTAAAGATACGGTATATCTTGACTTTGAAGGAAATGAGGGAGATATATGGGAAGAAGAAGTACAAAATTTAGTGTTTTCAGACAATGAAGAGAAGTCATGAGAAAAGCAGACATAATAATCAGAGACAGACATTCCCGTATCCCGGACAAATACAAGAAGATTGACACTACGGTCAACGGGGATGTAGAAAGCCTTGCCGAACAACACAAGGAAGTGGAAAGAAGACTATTCCCTCTACGCCTTAACAAGACCACTGTTATTTACGTCACAAAAGACAAACAGAATGAAGCATATGCAGCGAAAGCACGTAAACGGATGGGGATAACAGAACCGAAGAAACCTTTTGTCGACCCACTTTCGGAAGAAAACATTACCAAGTTGTACAAGGAAGAAAAGATACCACCCCGCAGAATGGCTGAAATGTTGGATGTGAGTGTGAGGACAATATATCTAAGATTGGCTAAGTATGGACTTACAAAAGTTAAATGCAGATAATATGAAAGAGAATAATATTTTAAACAAAGAGATTTATACAGAGGCTATGATAGCAGCTTCTAAGGTTGATTTCCTTGAGAGCAAGGAAGAAGTTAAGATGTATGCCACTTCGTTGTATAACGCGATGATATGGGGTAGAAAAGTAAAATATTAAGTTTTTTATTTGGCGTTATAGAAATTAGAGGTATATTTGCAGCGTTACACATATTAAGAGGCGGACGGTTGTCTGCTTTATGCAGGCATTTTTTATGCTTGTAAGCTAACGCTGTATATTATAGCGGTCTGCAAACCCGTGTGGAGAGTTAATAGCCTCCCAACTGCCTCTTAGGTATGTGTAACGGCGGGTTAATTGCAGACCGTCTTCTTTCTGCAATGCCATAAAACGTTACAAAAATGGCAAATGAATTAGTTTTTAAAGGTCAAAATGACCAAGTGTTAACCAATAGTATTTTGGTTGCTGAAAAGTTTGGCAAAGAGCCAAACGATGTAGTAAGAGCAATAGATAATTTATTGCAAAACGCTGATAATGAATGTGACGCAAAAGTTCGGGACATGTTCGTGGAATATACAGAAGATGTTCCACAGCCCAATGGAGGGGTGAAATCCGCAAGACGATTTATAATGAACCGAGACGGGTTCACTCTTTTGGCAATGGGATTCACTGGTAAGAAAGCCCTAAAATTTAAATTGGAATACATCGCAGCATTCAACTCTATGGAAAACGCATTGAAACGGCATCTTTCTTCCGCACAGATGTTTGCAATGCAAGCGAACATAAACCTCGAATACGAGAAACGGATAGAGAATATAGAGAATGAGATTGCGGAAATAAAGAAAGAACGGGAAGAAAACGGGAAATTCTTATTGTCAGTGGCTATGTCTTCGGAAGAATTGCCGCAGCTGTCTATGCGTGACAACATCCGGCAGCTGGTAAACAAATACGCATCCGCCATGAATATAAGGCAGCAAGACGTATGGCACAAGATTTATGACCAGCTGTATTACCTATACCATATCTCCATACGGAACTACAAGAAAGCAAGACGAGACGAATCCAAACTTGAAATAGCGGAGAGAAATCATTTCCTTGATAAGATATACAACATCATATCCAATATGGTGAGAGAATCTAAAGCAGCCTAACCCTATTGCCAAGCCCTGCCCGTACCTATTCCGGGCGGGCTTTTACTAAAAGACTAAACAAATATTCATCATGGAAAGAAATACAATACCTGCTAAGAAGCAATACGACCTTAGCGCAATAGACGAATTATTCAAACATAGCATAACACCCGAAGAACTTAGAGGGGAGCTTATCGAACTGGTGTTTGATTACGCACAATACGTAGAGGAAGGTGTTACCGACTTGTTCAAATGTCACATGGGTACGCTATATGTGCTATATAAGGCTTTAGAGGATGTAAAAGAATTAGAGACACCAAGCTAATACCCTCACCAAAACAGCAAGCGGTATAGCCCAATGGAGAACCCGTTCAAAGCGTTCTAAACGTTCCATTGGATAACCCGGAAAAGGCGGCAATAGTCCATGTAAAGGACATTGTCCGCCAATTCAAGCAGTTCATCTATGTAATCCCTTTTTCGCATCACGTTCAAGTTTTCTACGTTGTTGGCGGTTTATACCATTTGCTATGGCAAGGCTGTTCAGCGTCTCTTTCTGTTCGGGAGAAAGCATGTTATATACTTCTTCCCGTGATTTGCCTGATAAAATGGCTTGTACTATTTTCCACATAAGCTACGTCTACAATGTTCACACAAAAATTTCTTCGCTACCGGGAACATCTTCTGTCCCACATATCCGCTAAGGTACTGCGCCTCTTCCCCGTATGGGTCGATGCCGAACGCCCGTGAGATATGCCGACATAGATGCCCTTTTTCATGGTCGAAAGAGTTTTGAAACTCTGCCGGGGAAGAAGTAAGGGCTATAACCATTACGGTTTGCCTGTTTCGGATATTAGAGTAGGTGATGCCGGTGTTCAGATTGCAGGCTCTCATGTTGCTGTAAGCGTTCATCAAGTCCGCACCTCTGCATCCTACTCGTTGAAGGTCGGCGATGATACGGTCGGTATAATAGCAGTCCACTGCGTAATATACCCTCACTTCCCAATCATAGTCCGGTATGTAAAACTCCTGCACTATCATAGATTACATCATCTCTTCCCACATGATAGGATTGCCTGAACCTATACAGTCGGCATAGAACCGTGTGAAAGGCATTCCATTGTAAGCGTCCACATCATCTATGTAATCCTTAATGAACAATGCGAGATGGGCTTCGTCAGTGATAGAACTTTTGTAGTAATCCGACTTCGCCATGTTTGCCACGTAAACGCTGTCGTACCCTGCATCTTTCTCCAGGTTTACACTGTACTTTTTCAGAAGCTCCTCTACCTGCTCTTTGCTGATTGGCTCCAGATTTTCTTCTTTACCCGTAGATTTGTTTTCCATCTTCATGCGGGAAACAGCCCATAAGCACATTTTTTTGCTGAAATGCCATCCGTACTGGCTGAGATAGTCAGCCATTGCAGGTGGTATTCTGTCGTATGTATCTAATCTTTGTTTCATATTTTTCTGATTTTAAGTGATTGGCAAAAGAGGGGAATAATCCCCTCTCCATTACATGAACTCTCCGTTGGCGCGTCTGCGTCTGCGTTCGCCCATATCATCACCGTAAGGCTGTGAACCGCGGCGTTCGCTGTAAACCGGATATTCCGGGAAGTAACCCGGCATACGGCGTTCGCCCATATCCGAGCCGCCGCTATAGCTTCCACCGCGTGAACCACCGCTGTTACGATAGCCCATTTCACCGCCCTGCATCTCACGCATGGCTTTCTCGTAACCATGACGACAACCCTCTCTATAGGCTTCTTCCATAGGATTACCGCCTCTCATACCGAAGTCACGGTCATATTCTCCGCGTCCTTCTTCCAATATTTCCCACATTCCCATATTATTTCTTTGTTTTAGATGTTTCAGCCACTCCGAGCTGTTCCATAAGCCGTTTGTTCAATTCCATAAGGTCGGACATGTTCTTGCTCATTTCTGCCATTTGCCCTTTCAGAGAGGATATTTCCTGTTCCTGACGTTGTTTCTCTGCAAATTCGGGGTTCAAGAGCGTCAGCATCTTATCACATCCCGCAATGACGGAATTGTGGAAGTCCATGCTGTTGATGATGTCTATGCTTTTCTGTTTCATAGAAGCGACCTCGTTATTCATCGCATCACGAGAGCATGACACTACGATATTGCCGTTCTGTCCGAAGTCGGCTATATCCATGCCGGCAGGTAGATTTTGGAAAGTCGTGTTCTGCCCGTTGATACAGACAACGACATCCACAACCATTTCCATTTGGGGCAACTGTCCCATAGGGGATGCCATAGGATATTTCGGCTTAGGAGCGGAAACGCTGACTACCGGACCGTATTCGATAAACGGGTTAGCATCCTTATGAAGTATATACAACTGGTTATTGGTACGAAGTGATTGAAACATATTGGTTTGATTTTAAAGGGGTGTGGCTATTCCCATTTTGGAAATAACCACAAAGCCCCATGTTAACTACTTGCTCTTTTGAGCGGTTGCTTCTGCTGTCGGAGTCGGTGTCGATGCGGTTGTCGGACGATACCCACCGTTAACAAGGAACAGTTCGTTGGTGTACTTGTTATAGTGGATTTCGTAGATACCCGTTCCGGCAAGGTTGCCGACAGTCACCGGCTCATTGTTGTAAGCCAGCAACGGTCTTGTATCCCCATTAGTCCCTATCAGTATCGGGAGTGTAGCAGTCGTACCGGCAGGTATTACCTGGCGGAGACTGACATAGAAACCGCCTACATAGCTTCTGTTACGGAACGCATGGTTAGGAAGCTCCAAAGTCACGTTCTCCGTGCCGACCGTTACGGCTACCGTAGGAAGGGTATTGAAATTAGCCCTTCCAATAGTAGGGAACAAGAAAGGAAATCCTGTAAAAAAGTTAGGCCACATAATTACCCCCTTTCTTACCGGAATTAACCCCAGTAGTTGTTACAACCACAACCGCCACGTCCATACATTGCATCACCGGCGTAAGCACCGAAAGCCGCAGCACGGAAACAGTCTGTGTTGATGGCTTGAATATTAGGGTAAACAACCGGAACGGTGTTAGGCATCTTGCATTTTATTCCATCGACATCGGACTGCAATGCCTGCAAGCCTGCTGCCAAAGGAGCAATCTGTTGTCCTACTGAATTCAGGATAGTAGCATTCTGGTTACGTTGGGAGATTTCAGCAGTCAAAGTGGCTTTTTCTGCTGTAAGAGCCGCAATCTTGTCCTGCAATGCCTGGTTCTGCATGGCGTCCAGCTTCGCAAGGATAGCATTGGTATTGGCGGTCGCACCGTCACGCAATGAAAGGGCATTCTGATTGGCTGTGTTGACAAGCGCGTTGGTCTGATTGCACATTGCAAGCTGGTTCTCATAGCCCATTGTGGTAATGGCGTTCTGAGTCTTGCAGCAGCAATCTGCAATCTGAGTAAGAACAGCCTGATTTCCGGACTGGAATGCGTTGATGATTTGCTGGCTTGACATGCCCACCTGATTTCCTACATTGGCGATAAGTCCCTGGATGTTGCACAGGGCGCTCTGTAACTGTTGGGTAGAGCAGTTCAAAGAAGAAGCAAGCTGGTTGATGGCATTGCCATTGCCCTGAATGGCTGACATCAGGTATTCACGACCGACATCACCGTTAAGCTCGGCAGGCAGACCTCCACCATTGCCAAAGCGGTTGCCAAAGCCGTTGCCGCCCCAACAGAACCACAAAAGGATAATCCAGATGAACCACCACGAGCCGCCCCATTGGTCTTGGCTGCCACGTCCCTGGTTCAGTAAAGCGAGAAGTCCGGGGTCTACACCCTTGCTTCCCATCAAGTTGGGCAACATAGCCATGATGTCGAATTTGCTTCCGCCACCATTTCCGTTGTTCCCGTCTTGATTGAAGACATACGTTCTTTCCATAGAGATTTATATTTTGTATTACGGTCAAAATCAACCGCATCACAAAAGTATAAATACCGATACTGCCATGAAATCAGTTGTTTCCCAACGATTTCTTTATATTTTCCCAATATATTCTCAACATTTTCCCGCCTTCCATACGTTCCTGGAAATTGGAAATCATGTAGTTTATCGCACGTTTGGTCTTGTGAATTTTAGGAGCTATCTGTGAAGGATACATTCCCCTTTCAACAAGCAACTGTACAAGCAAATAGCGGGCGTCTACGGTTTCCGTATCCTTATCCGAGGATAGTATTCGGCTGGCGGGTATTTCGGTCTCCTGCGCCACGAGACTAATTGTTTCGGCAAAGATTTCTGACTTACACATAGTTTTTCTGAATTTTATATTTATCTTTGCCCTGCCACATAAAATATTTGATTATATACGAACAAAGCATAAGATACCGTGTTGAAGATATTAAAGCCTCCAACGTGCGGTGTCTTATGCTTTTTTCAAATTTTTATGTGGCAATAATTATTTGAACGTTGGGGGCTTTCTTTATACTCTAAGCCCCGAAAGAGTGTCAGCTACAAGCCAACTTCTACATCGTTAATTTCTTTCTTACCATACTCGATACATATATAATTTTCTCGTAAATGTGTATTTTCTATATATAATTTTTATAAGAATGTGTATTTTGTGGGGTTTTGATGAATTATTGTTGCTTAATCCAATAAGTTCACCTCTATGATATTGCTAAAATTACCACTGCCACAAATTATAACTCACCCCAGCCCCAACATAAAAACCGCCCGGATACCCATATCCTGCCTGCAACCCAAATCCCCAACGCTTCTTCTTCGGCTTAACGGCATGATAGATGTCATTCGTCACCGTCTGATAAACCGTCCTCGGATACACAGTCATACTATCCAGCCGCGGGTCTACATATCCGCTCACCACCGCACGATACAGGCTATCTTCATACACAACCCGTTTGCGATGAAGCAGGGTATCACCTATACGTACTGTGTCATTCAGCAATATCTGCCAAAAGACCGCTATCGGTGCGGAGATAAGAACCGTATCAGTCTTGACAACCGTCTGTATCTTTGTTTCGGTACGGATTTCTGCCGGCAAAGGCTCGTGCGGACGGAACAACGCCGCCACACAAGCGATTGCCAGCAATACAACTAATAGCCAGGGTAGTTTTTTCATAACCTCAACAAATAATGATTTACAACCATACCTGCACATATTGCGGCAACCCCACACAGCAAGTCTGCTTTGTTCCACTTGCCGTTATAGTAGTGGCAACGGTCGCTGTTCTCCTTGATAAAGAGCATCAGCAGTGCAGTGCTGCCACCGAATACTATGGCGGTGGATAGATAGACCACCGCACCTAAGATGTTATTTCTCATAACAATTAGTATATTTATGATATTAATTTCATCCCGGACTGTGAAGTGCCGGGATGAATTTGTGTTAACCTCATTGGAAAGTAGGATCAACCCCATTATCCAACACTTCAATACTGACTTCAAGACCGCTTGTGTTTTCTGCGACTGAAATCGTATTAACCCACTTTCTCGGCACATCACTTTCCACAATCAAATGGTCTCCCATATTAATCATCGTATGACAAGCCAAATGTATGGATGCAAGTGCCGTACATATATCCTGTACAGACATATCGTCAGTAGTGGCCACACTCCACGGCTTATTGGTGTATGAGATACCTTCTACCTCATTGTCTATATTTTCGCTTCTGAATAATGTAGTGGTATACTCTTTCAGAGTAATAACTCCATTGGTAGGAGAGCCTGTAAAAGAGATTTTTATTTTTTCCCTGGTGCCATAATCAGTGCACACCTTAACCCCTTCACCGAAATAAGCACTCCCGACAAACGGGAATACAGGCTTAATCATAGATATATTATTTCTCCAGGTTTTAAGCAGAGAAGTATATTGCGTATTAGTATCAACGACGACAAGCAGCCCTTTGTCTGCATAATCTTTGATGGCATTTAAAATCCTCTCTCTGTCTGTCGTAGTAGCGGTATCATGGGCATACAGAGCAAGATGCTTTTTATACTTGACCGCTTCATCAAGTAAAGACAATGAATAATCTGCCAACTCTGCATTATCCATTCCGTGCCTTGGGATATACCATCTATTAGTGCTGGCAGTGATAAACCTGGCTTCACCGTTGAAATACCTCTGGCTGATTGTTCCGATGGAATAATTATAATACTTGGATAATATTACAGCACTATGGGCATCCATATAATTCTCAGGAGGACACCAACCCTCGGTTTTCAGCCCTTGAGAAATAAAGTATTCTTTGGCCGATTTGATTGTATCTTCAAATTCAGCATCACTGAAGTTATTACTTCCTTTATGCGGGTTCCACCCGTGCGCTATAAAACCATTCCCGGCTTGTATTAACGACTTGAATTTCTCCTTGTCCTGGATAGGCCTGTTTTTATATATAAAGGCATTAAGGCAACAGGTAATTGGAATACCCATTGGGTTCGCCACGTCACACCAGGAAAAAAAGGCGTCAATGTAATCCAGCATTATACTGACTGATGCCGTTTCTTGTAATGTCGGTATGTGCGTGTCTAATTTGTTTAACAGCTTTATATTTTTATCGATTTCTTCTATTTTTTCATCAATAGTTGGAAAAGTGTATGATATAGATACAGTTGCATCCAAATCATATCCCTTATAAATTATATAAGGATAGTCGGATGGTGACGGCGCAACAATCTGTTTGCTGCCTGATTCAAGCTTATTGCTTCTGTATATATCTTGTACTCCATCCGTATTATTATCACTTGACTTGCTGAAATAAACCTCGGTCCAAGCCGCTTTAGTTTTAGCATAGTCAACATTCAAAGTACTGTTGTCAGGAAATGTATTCTCCAATGACTGAAACTGCATCTTAAATGGATATATATCAACATTTATCTCTTTGCCGCCAATACTATCCTGTATGCCCGAGATAATTTGGCTCTGCTCTTCTATTTTCTGATTAACATTTTCAGAAACCTTATTGATGTCGTCAAATATGTTTTTATTCTCACCGGCAGATATTGTCGTTTTAATGCTGCTGTCATCTACTGCCTTAAAAAGTATATATGGATATTCTGACCTATTAGGAGTTTTACCTGTTCTACTAATAGTTTCATGATTCATCCCTTTAACGACCAAATCAGGATAGAAGTATTGTTGGCCTTGATATGGAGATACAGACGAGAACGCCAAGAATATAGTTTGCTTATTCGGGTTATCAATGTGAATGGTACAATCTTTCCCTTCGGGGAAAATATTCTCAAGGGATTGCCAAACTGCCGATGGAGAAAGTTCTAATGTTATCTCTTTGTCGTAAGTTCCATCTATATCAATCTTATCGGCGTTTAAGTTGAATATATCATTATCAATTCGTTCAATCATTGCCTGATTGGGTATTTGCTTCCAACCATCGACATCAGTAAATGTTCCGCCCTGGAACTCCCACGTTTCTACCTTACCATCTGAATTGATGAATGACACCTTCAGCCCGATATTTCTAAGTTCCTGCGGAACTTGGGCAATAGCGCCTTCCAGACTGTACTTGTTACTCCCGTCAATTCCCGAAGTAGGATGCTGGACGGAAACATTATACTCGGTGATATAGTTCATATAGTCAGTGCTGCCACCAGTGCCACCACCAGTGCCGATGTATTTCTTCAATGCCGCGGTACTCATTGAACCGTTGCTACTTCCTTGCTGAAAAGGTATCAGCTCGTTTCCTGTTAAGTTCTCCTTTTGAGGGAGTTGTCCTATTTGTAATCCTTCTGCCATATCTTTTTATTTTTTGTTATTTGCAAGTAATATCGGCTCTTCGTTAGCCAACAATAACGGAGTGCCATCCGATAATAATAAATACCTTCCATCAGGGGATGGGTTTGGTCCCGGTTTATTATCCTTGATATATGAATACCCTATAGTAAGTATACCAATAGTAGGAATACCGATTGTTGGGATGCTGATGTTTGGGATAGTGATTGGTTTCATAGACTATCCCTCTTTAATCATTTTGGCTTCCAATACTTCGGTAGCGCTCTTAATTGTGACGTTTATGCCATTCGCTATCCCTGCGATACGGAAAATTGTATTGGACGCACCGTTATATTGGGATGCGTTGGGATAAAGCGGAACGGGCTCCAAATCATCAATTCCTGCGAAAGCGGTCACATATCCGCCCTTGTTCTTTATCTGTATGGTAACGGGATTACCGTCACTGACAAACGTTGCGTAATACGCTGTTTTGCCTTCTTCTTGTTGAAATGATAAAACTTCTGCTGCCATGATGTTTACTTTTTAGAGTTATTCAAATAGTTCACAATTCCCTGCACATGCAAGTCCACTATTGCCCGCTTCCCCTCTTCCGATAATAAGAAGCCAACATCTTCCTTATTGTCTTGGAATAGGTTCTCTGTAAGGACTGCCGGGCACTTCGTGTGCTTCAAGATGTAGAACCCGCTTTCCTTATCAGGGTCGCCATCCGTCATATCCTTGCGTATCTTCATGTCCGACAAAAGTCGTCCGGCTGCCACATATAAGCTATCAGCTAATTTATCGGCTTTCGTCTGACCTGTCGAAGTCCATGCTTCCCAACCACGTGCCTGCATCCATTCAGAGCCGCTTCCCGCTGCATTACAGTGGATAGATACGAGAATTGTGTCACTTGCCTTGTATTCGTTTGCTCTACGGCAACGCTCCGATAGGGGAACGTCTATTTCCTCTTTGACGATACGTTCGGCATCAACGCCTTGTTTGCGCAATTCGGCTTCCAAACGTATGGCAATCTCACGGGCATACGCATACTCTTTCAATCTTCCGTCCGGTGAACACTTGCCTGGAGTATTGCTTCCGTGTCCGTTGTCAATCAATATTTTCATTCTGCGCGTCCTCCTTGAAATATTTGTCATAAACCACACGAGCCACCCATCCGGCAACAACACCGACACCGAATGATACGACAGTAGTCAAGTTCACCCAAAACGGTGTGTAGTGCATGTAAAGCATAACTCCCACGATGATAGCGATAACAATCCCTGCGATAATCAGTTTCTTTTTCATTTTGTTACTCCTCATTTATTCATGTTATTAAAAAATTCAACCTTAACCTCATCTATAGCTGTTTTGATATTGGCATAGGCACGTGCATTATTGGCGCCGATAGGATTATAAATTTCCGACTCTATTATATCCGAAAACTTTTTGACCCAATCCGTAGACATAAACTCACTGAGCCTTTTCCCGCGATGAATAAAGTTGTCGAGTTCAATACTCCGCTTCTTGATTATGGCATTACAACGCGTTTCTATTTTCCGTCTCGTTTTCTGCTTATCATCAATATTATTCTCATCGCGCACATTGCGGACCAACCGGCACAGTCTTTCACAATCAAGGTCAAAGAAGTTGTTGCAAACCGAATTTATCTGCATTTGAGAAATAGGCTTCAATCCCTCGTTAATATCAGATAGAACCTCATTTTGTGCTTTGGTTTCCACGAGCAAATCATTTATCACCTTTTCCTGCCTGGTTATCACATTATCCACCAAATGTTTGAACCATTTGAATATAAAGAACCACATTACACCGCATATAACCAAAAAGAAACCTGCGGCAACTGCCATCATTCCGAAATCACTAATTCCCCTACTTGTTTGAAGGGCTGCGTTTACAACTTCTGTACTCATCTTATCGTTATTTGTCAATTATTCATATCTTTGTGTCTCTTATCAATAAGCTAACTACTATCATTCCGTTTTGCTCGTGAGAGTAGGACGGGATTTTTATATCTTGCCGTAGTATCTGAACCATGCACCCCATTTACGTTCTTTCAAGTAGTTCGGATTATCCTGGTTGAGTTTGGCTTCCATCTCAAATGCGCTCGCTCGATAGGCGTTTTTATTGACCTTACCGTCCCCAATCTTGCTGTCTGTAAACAGGTGGTACACGAAGCTCACAAACCATTCTGTCAAATACAAAATGTAGTAGAATAGCAGGATAAGTAACAGCCACCATGCACTGACATGGAACGCCAGCAATACGGATGGGATAGCCGCTATCTCCATACACTCGAAGAACTGTTTCTGATGTGTCCGTTCATGGCGTATGGTTGTTTCGGACAACTCTTTCAGCTTCGTAAGGATGAAGCCGAAGAGCATGATTGTTGTGTAGCCGCCAAAGAGGATAAGTTTCGCAAACCAGTTTTCATAAAATACTTTTACTCTCATAATCAAATAAGTTAAATTCAATTCTTATAATTACTTTCTTATATAATTATAGCTGTATAATTTACCATCAATTTTAAATTCAGTAAGCATCGTTGGAGCGCTCGTTTCGTTGGCAATATAACGAGGAGCACACATACCTAATAAAACAGCATAATTACCGTAATTCGTGACAAAACCGTAAACATCAGGAACTACTTGCTCATTAAGAGGACAAACTTTAAAACCGCTATCTATTCCAGGTAATACAATTCTATATTCAAAACTTTCTATATATTTTGAAAAATATAGGGCTACTTGAAAATTTTGCGGGTCTCCAAAATAAGGCAACTCTATGTATTGCTGAAGAGTAATGGGGGTTAAATTATTCTCACCAACACAAGGATAAGGATAGCCAGCATAAAAAATGGCATTGCCGATATTAAGCAAATCAATATTTTTATTTCCAACAGCAAGATTACTAATAGATGTAGCTCCAATTTTAACCATATCTAACTATCTCCATTTTTTAATATCAGGGTTTATATTTCCGCTCTAAATTCTTATCTCTCATATCAAGCATCTGTTGTAGCATACATTGTATATTCGTTTTTAGTACCGATACTATCATATTCAGTTTTAGTACGTTTAACAACTCTTTGTAGATTATCGGAAGTGAGTATATCTTCTATAGAGGCAGCGCAGTCTTCATCATTGGGCATTAGTTTAAATCCCATACGCTTGGAAACAGGACCGTTATTAGTATAATAACTGATATTGCATTGCAAGTTATATTCTTCAGTTTCAGGGTTGTGAAAAGAGTAAATGCTACTAAGTTCAATACAATTATCTTTGCTATTATAACTGTGAAAATAATACTTGGTGTGGTTCGCTATAATATCCTGGATTATTTCTTTCAGATTATCAACCGAACCAAAGATGGTGTTTATAAGGTCTATTGCTTCCCTGTCTTTTTCGTTTTTATTGGTAACAAGATAAGTGCCCACAGAAACGTTAATAACCTTACCATAATTGATATTATCCGCATACTTCTTCGTTGCAGGCTGGTAATCGCCCGTAGGGGTGAATGATGAAGTGTTGGTCTTGGTGAGGACGTCGTCCGTAAATGCAAACTCTTTCCAATTAGTCCTAACGCCCTGTTGATTACCACCACCTCTTGCAAACCATCTATTAGTTAGATAAGAGCCATAGATTTGATTAGAATGACCATAATTGGCGTTTGCGAAAATCAATGCTCCATTCTCATTAATAGGATAATTATTTTCAGGTGATGTGTAATCAGCAGTGCTTTTCTGCGTAGCAAACCCCGCTCCATTTATATCGTTTAAATTCTCTGATGTAAGATTTAAATGCTCAGGAACTTCCGCCCAATCCCCATTCTTACGACCGTATGCCTTTCCATCAGTTGGTGCCTCGTCTATACCGCCTATCTTACCCTGGTTTACCCATTCACCATTACTTGCAACCCGTTCTCCGTTATCTGCAAGTAATATCGGCTCTTCGTTAGCCAACAATAACGGAGTGCCATCCGATAATAATAAATACCTTCCATCAGGGGATGGATGCGGGTTATTTCCGCCAGCAGAACTTACCCACGCGTAGTAATCATAAGGGGCTTCCGTACCTACAGCCATGAACCCGTCAACTGCCGAACCATCGGGAACGGCAGATTTCAAGGCTTCAAGGGTGTCGTATTCGCCGGCTACCTTAAATGACTTTCCAGGTTCTCCTTGTATACCTGGCTCGCCTTGTTCTCCTTTCAAAAATTCTAAAGGATAATTGACCACAGAAGCTTCACTGTTGCTTCCTGAAGGTTTAAATGCAGGCAATGACGTTACATCATCCGCTTTGTCCGCATTCGGTACTTCATTAACCCCTATGGAGCTAGCCATAAGGCGGGCAACTATTTCTTGATAATCCTGTTCTGTCCAAGCCATAATTATTCCTGTTTATCGGTTACTTCTTCCGGTTGATTGTTGATAGCACGATTGAGCGCGTCAATGAAGAAAGGTTTGCAAAAAGTATTTGCATGCTCTTGTATCAGGGACACTTCTTCATCGGTATACTCTGTCTCTTCATTGGAGTTGTATATCTTCAAAGCGAGTGCATGCGATGCGATACCGTTACCGTTCCGGTATAATACATTCGCAAAATTCTCTCTACAGTCTATATTTTCACAATGCTTACGGGTAATGTCCGTAGCAATCAGTAATTGTTTAAAATTTATCTTTTTCATAACTTTTGCGTTTATTAATTTGCTGGATACGATTTGGTACGAATATTGTCTTTATAGAAGAAAAGGCCCGCTCTAGGCTCTAAATTGCAGAAATAATTATGTCCTCCCATATTTACCGATATTGACATGTTTCCACCCGATAAGCTTACGTCAGAAATTTCTTCGTCTCCATGATATGTATGTAACCTAATTTTGGGATAGTAATTATTCGAACCTCCCCATTCTTCAACCATAAAATTAATACTTCCCACTTCCTTACCGTTTTGATTATACATCCGAATAGAATTAGTATTTGGGTCTATTTCTATTTTTGTACCTGATGAAGCGGTTGACATTTTGCCAACAATGCTAACATTCCCATTTTCGTCTATCACCAAAGAGTTGTTAGGAGTTCTTACATTTTTAAACACCCCGCTGTTTGCATTTATCTCTCCTTCAAAATATCCACCAATAGCCTTTATTGTCCCGTCTGCCTGAATAGACACATTCCCGTTGGCGGATATATTTCCGGTAAAGTATATATTTTTGGAAACCACGGAAATGTTATCAAGTGCCACATTGATTTCTGAACCTAATCCGTCTTTTTTGACATATAATTTAAGTTCATCGGTAACTCCATTGATGTCCAGCCCCAACTGCGTTACATCTTCCTCTATTTTTGTAACAGACAATTTGAGGTTTTCCGCTGTCTGCTCAATCTGTGAGAACTTCTGATTATTACTTTCAGAAAGCTCCTTTACTTCCAACCTGATACTTTCCGCTGTCTGCTTTATTTCGGAACTTAATTTAGTATACAAATCCTCGAATGCGTTTTCGGTCAATGCCAGCGAACGTATGTATATATCCCCCGTAAACTTCAACTCAAAATCACCCGTTCCGTCCCATGTACCGGAATACTCTTTCATTGCGTATTCCTCACTCGGTTCAAGACGTTCGGTGAAATGCAGGTTCTGACCGGGAAATCCTATTGTCAGCGTTCCGGCTGTAGCTACCCTGTACCGGAAAGAGATAAAGAACTTCTTCGGTTCTTCTCCTTCCTCATAGGTCGGCTTATTGGCTAAATCCGCATTTGGCTGTTTAATTCCGGAAGAAAGGATACGAAGCACGTTTCTATCTCCGTCTCTGATAATGGCAGCCATAGCATCCTTGCGGGAATAGAACTTGTCGTTAACCAATAAGAACTTTCCGTTCACAGTAAAGAAACGAACATCGTTCTTTGTCTCCCAACCGTTCGTATTGCTTGCAAATGATGCGTTATACAGATAATTATCCTTTGCCTGCACCTCGTCAAGCACTTTGGAGATTTCAGAGTAAATCAAATCTTCCAATATCTTGAACTGGGTCATAATGTTTATTCCCGTTTTCAAGATAAAGTCTCCCATGAACTTGTTGCCTTGCGGACTGATAACCGTCACTTCCTTGCCTGCTAAAGAATAGGAATCTATCCCGGCATACTGGTGGATACTCGGTGCATCATCGCCATACACGGACAAGGTGATTGCGTTCTGACGCTTCTTGTCTGTTCTGTTGCCGAGTTGTACAAGGCTATCGCCTTCCTGCGGTATGTCGCTGTTTGCGTCACAGTCCGTTTTGCTAAGGTCTATATAATCCTCGCCAACACCGACACATAAGCGCCAATAGTAACGGTTGGATACATTCTCATAGACACCCGGTTTGATATTGAACTCCTGGAAACGTATTTGGTCTCCTTCCTTGAACGGGTTTTCAACGGCTGTTTCTTTATCATCAACCAACAGATAGCATCGCCAAAAACCTCCATGTTCTTCTACTTTGCCGCATTTCATTCCGGCGGCAGTAAACATGTAGTTTCCGCCTGCATAAGAGAGTTTCTTTATCTCCAGTTCGGAGAACATCGCCTTGATACGCACAAAGAGTTCGTCCACTTCAATGTAGGATTTACCCGTCTTGCTGTCTACTTTAATGACAAAGCCTTCACCGAGAGCACCGGAAGAAAAATTCATGGACTGGATGTAGTCTGAAAATAATCCGCCTAAGAACTTTATTAAATAGCTGGTTTGGTCAGGTTTGGTTTTATTCAAAAACAGCTTTTCTCCAAAGGCTTTAATGATTGATTCCACTTGTTGGGTAGTTAATCCTCCACCGCCTTGCCCGCCTACAATTGAGTCTATCTGATTCTGTATCTTTTCTAAAGTTCCTACCGCTTTGTCATTGCGAAGGGTAATATCATACGTTGGGATGAGAGCGTCTCCTTCCTTTATTGTAAGGCTGTCAATAATAATGCTCCCGTTGATGTTTAAGTCTTCATCCTCGAATAACATTAAATCACCTTCCTTTATACTGTCATGCAGTTCCGGGTGACGCGCCATAAATATTTCGTCTACTTTAGGCTCGTAAGTATATCTTACATAATCATTTTTTGCAAGATATTCTTTGGAAGCTGTTAGCAATCTTTGGGAAGCGGCTTTTATATACACATCCGGCATATCAATACCCAAAAGCACAAATTTATCTCCGGCTTTGATAGTAAAATCCTTATATGGGAAATAAAGATTCAGCCCTTCATCATAGACTCTGTTGCATGTCAAGACCCACATGTCACCTTGTTTTACGGGCTTGTCTGCATCTCCAAGTATTTCAAATTCACGCCCACCACACATTCCGCTTTTCATGGATATGGTGGCGGTTTCCCCTGTTAGATAATCGTTTATGTCAAATCCAATGTCTTTGAGATATATTTTGAACGGTGGGATGGTTTCCCCTTCTTCAAAGTAACCATCATCCGCGATTGGCGTATTATCCTTATTCACTGAATCGGAAGCGATTTCATCCAACGCTCCGGTAGCATTTACGATTATTCCCGCGTCTTTCAACTGCTGTGCCGTCATTCCTTCCATAGACGGATATATTTCCGGCAAAGAAGTATCGCTCCCGTCAAAGAAAACCGAACCTTCCCGAACTCCGATAATATCTATGTTTTTACTATCAAGGTATGGGTCAAGTGTCTTTTCTGGAAAATCAGGAAGCATCAAGTTTTTAACAGCCATATTATTGGGAACTAATGCTCCAGAAGGTCTTTTGTACTTTCTTGGAACATTGTCCGTCTCAATGCCTTTTTCTATCCGCATCTTTGCGCCTATGCGGACGTTGTCCTTGTCGGCTTCACTATTCAACAAAACGTAGCATTTCCCAAGAAAGCTACCTCTTCTTATTTTATAAGAATGCCCATTGATTGTCACATCATACAATGCTGTGTCGGATAGGAATTTCATATAAAAAGGAAGAGTCACAACAGCGCCGTCTATCAAATGTGTATTAGGGTCATATCCGTAAGATACATCCTCGATGGGAGCTTCGACAATAGGACTTCCATATGTTGTATAATAGTTGTACGGTAAGTTTTTGGTACCACCATATGCTCTTAGGCGGGTAATTATCTTCTGTGACGAGTCCGCGGTTTTTTGTATGGAGTACAGCCCTTTTCCCTTTCCATACCCGAACATGTTTCCTACTGCAATTCCGGCAGTGCCTATTGTTATCGTTCGCCCCCTTATGATAAAGTTTGCCTTAAACTCGCTATTTACTAAAGCGAGTGCGTCCCAAACGTTTATACTGCTTATTGATATGGATTTGTTAGCCTCATTAACATATTCGGGATGTACTGTAACCGTCCATTTTTGCTCTCCTTTATAGATACGGTCAAGGTTCACCTGTATTCTTTCTGCGAGAGCATTTATGCTTTCAGCGTAAAAACTGAATGTAGGTAGGGAAGAGTAGTGAATTAAGTTATCCTCTTTTACATAGTCCAGGAATTCGCATCTTGTCAGTTCATCTGCAAGAGAGTTGAAAACTACGTTTTCATATTTGAAAGCCTCTCCGTATGTATTTTTGGAGGCTTGCTTCAATTCAGTAGGGTCGTAGTTTATTTCAAATCTTTCTCCGCGATATATCAGATAGTCCCCGACTGTAAAATCAATCGGAGTGGGGGACGTAACGGTAATGTTAACGGAACAAGCTCCCATGAACTCCCCGTTATACTCTAACTTGTTAGCGACACATCGTTGCGTCTGCCCGTCTTTGCTGTATATTATAAACCGTCCCATTATGCCGTAAGAATAATTTGTGTTTTAGGGTCGGTTACCCGAAATGTAATGTTGAAAGTTACGACATCCCCCTCATCTGTCTTGCGGACAAAAAGGTCGGATTTTATAGATTTAAAATAAACCCCCTGCCTGCCTATTTGGGTATAGGTGTCATAAACCTTTAACTCTGTTCCGTAACCGTCTTTTCCTATCAGATAGTCCAGGAAGGCGACAATCTTTTCATTGGCTGTTCCCATATCACCTTTATAGGCAAACTCTACTTCTATATCATAGGCTTGCACGTAGAGTTCTTCGGGGAAAAAGGTGTCTTCTCCGTCTTGGTCTATCCAGTCCCTTTTGGGCAAATCCTTAATATCTCCATATACAGTAAAAGGGAAGTCTTTGCACACAATCCCCCATTGGGATTTGGTGTCAATAACAGGACTCCCCAGCTTACTTTTCTGAAAATAGATACTGTAAGGCTTTGCCATGTGTTATTTTGAGTTTGTGTTGTAAAAACAAAAAGAGCCAATCAACGGCATGCCCGTTAATCAGCTCTTTGGCTTGTTATATCAATACTGCAAATATATGGTGTATTTTCTAAATAATCAAGTAAAAGGTTAGAAAATTGATATAGTTATCCGGCTTACATTATATTTGCAATGAATACTACCTTTCGGGTGACACGATTTTCATGTAGGGGTTCTTTACCCGCTTCTCTTTGAGCTTCCTTTCAAGTTTTTCCATCCTTTCGTACATCAGTTCAATATCTTCGGATAAGTGCAATAATTGAAGTTTGAGGAGCTTGTTCTCTTTCTGCAAGTTATATATCTTTTCTTCCATGATGAATATTTGTTTTAGTCGTTATTTCTGCCATCTGCCCGCCAGCCGGTATTGCTGACGGGGTATCACAACGTGAACGTTGGTCGAACCTCAACGTGCATCTATGCTAACATGTGGCAATATTTCCTTATTAAGGCTTCTAAGGTCGAAATCTGACTTAGAGGCGCTTGGGTTGTATTTTGATATAGACATAGGGGCAAGAAGCGCCATTATTTCCAGCTTCTCCTGCTGTATATCGAGTATTACTTCATCCAGTATTTCTTAATTCTTCCATTTTCGTTTTGGATATAGTTGTGGCTGTCGGGCATTGGAACCGACTGCCGGATGATTAAAATAGCGTGATTAGTATTTTTTCATGCAGCTAACGAATAAGGCTATGATAGATATAAGGACGCCTACAATGGCAAGTATTAAATTCCAATTGATAGGATTGTGCAAGTTGGGGTTAACGGCAAGATAGTGCTTGCCCTCTTCGGTGAGTTTGGCACTCCATACATAACCGCCAACTACATAATTAGCTTTCACCAGACCTTTTCTTTCAATGGAGCGGATGGAAGCAGTAAATACATGCTTCGGGTATGTTGCCGGGCATTCTCCGCCAAACTCTGCAACAATCCGAAATGCTTGTTTCTCTTCCTTTGACAACCTTATCCGTTCCATAACCTACTCGTTTTCTGCAAATTTACTAAATACTACGCAAATATGTGTTGTTGTGCTATACTATTTTATAGGCGAAATCTTTCTGTCAGAAGGCTTTCCGCCAAATAGATGGTTGATGTAGGCAAGACCTTTTGGTTTGCAAAACACCTTTTGGCATAATATGTCTGGGTGGTTGTCTCTGCGTATTGGCGGCAACAGCGTCATTTCAAAGTAGCCTGCGTCAATATACTTTTGTTTCGGTTCGTTCCTGTCTTTAAAGAATATGCCCGCATCCCTTAGCTTCCCGAAAAGGGTGTTCCTCCCAAAACCGAGATTGAGTATCTTTGCGGCTTGACCTATGTCTACTTTGCCCTCTGCTTTGAAGGCAGCTTCGGCGAAGTCGGCTTTAGGCTGGAGTTTGGTAATCTTTGCATCTTTCTGCTCGATTTGCTTTTGTTGCCGCTCTGTTTCAATACGGAGTTGTTCCTTTTCCTTTTCAGAAGCTACTAACGCTTCCAATGCCTCAAGATAAGTTTGTGGAGTCTTGATAACTTTTTTCTCATTTTCGAGGTATTCTAAACGGTTGATTATTCTTTCGCGCAGAACCGCATCATAACCTGATGCAAGAATAAGACAACCTTTAGGGGTGAGATTAAAACAAGGGCTTTGCCTATTAGATTTGTCAGTGTAAGAGGTCTCCACAAAATTGTGGGCAGCTACTCCTTGTTTGAGTAAGTTCCTGATGTCTCGTAAGATAGCATCATGCCTTTTACCCGTGACCTCTGCTATTTGAAGAGAGGTCATACCTTTCTGATTTGGAATTAACTCATTCGTTGTGTCAAGCATATTATAACGAATTATGATAAAAAGAAACCCTCCGTAGGTGTGCTTGACACAACATACGCAGGGCATAGAAGTCGCAGATTGTTTCCTTTCTGCCACCTTAGAGGGTTTCCCAATATCTTGTACAAAATTTGTTCGCTTTATTTTGCCCAAGAGTTATTATGTTGTATCAAGCACCGCAAAGATAGCCCTTATCTTTGAAATAGCAAACTTCTTATAAGAAAATTAATTAATTTCGTTTGTTTTCTAAGTTGTTATGCAAATATATAGAAAATTGACCGATTTGTCTAATTTAGTACATTATAAAAACAATAAACATGTTATATAACATGCTATATATAACGACAATGGATGTTAATAAAGAAGTATCTTTGCTACATGTTTTAATAAATAATAAAAGTAGTATGGAAGATTTTATAATGGGACTTATTTACATCTTCTCATTTATATGGGGGATTCTTAGTATTATACTTTTCTTTAAAGTATGGGGAATGACAAATAGGGTAATTGACATTCAAAATCTATTTGAAAAGCATTCTAAGAACGTTGATGATAAATTAGGGGTTTTGATTTCAACATTAGAAAAGATGAAAGAAATGCCAAAAATAGAATTAAATCCTAATAAAGTGGAAATAAAACAGCCGGAAGATTGTGAGGCAGATGTGGTTAAAAACACTAATATGAGTGTAAGAAAAAGAAGAGAAGCTAAAGTGTTGTCGCAAAAAATAGAAAAGGAAATTGATAAATCTTCTAATGAGTTTAAGCAAAAATTACATAAGTGGCAGGTTTTAAAAGAAAAAGGTTTTATAGAACAAGCTATTGAAGAATACCAAGAATATACAGGTCTTGATTATGATGAAGCTGTTGAATTTATTAAAGATTTGTAATTAGTATTTATGTTTTAATTTTAGATTAATATGAGCCAAGAACAACAGAATAATGGTATGTCAGAAATTGGGGGTATAATATTAGGGGCAGGTATATTGATGGCAGCTATTGCAATATTTTCAGGTCATTATATTTTAGGAGGGGCTTTAGGAGGGGTTGCTATTGCCATATCTAAGGCTGTGAGTAAATCAGATAATGAAAAAGAAAGAGAAGAAAGGCAACAAGAATTGCGAAGAAAAAAAGAATTGGAAGATGAAAAAAGAAAGGAAAAGGAAGAAGCAGAAAAAGAAGAAAGAATAAAAAAATATGGTGAAATATCTTATGAATATCAGTCCAAATGTCCGTATTCCAAAATAGAGGTGTATGAAGCAACCAAAGTTGTATATCTTAAATATGGAGAAGAAACATGGATGTTTAATTTCTCTGATGTCATAAAAGTAGATATATATGAGGACGGACGAATTAGTTCGTCTACTACTTCTGCAAGCGGGACTTCAAAAGCTAAAACCTCAAGCATGCTGGGTAGGGCGGCCGTAGGAGGTGTACTTTTAGGCGGCACAGGAGCGGTAATCGGAGGGGCTACAGGTAAAAGAGGGATTGAAGGAACTTCTACTACAAAAACGCAAGAAGTGGTTATTTACTCAATGGTTATAACGATTAACAACCTATCAATGCCAACCATTCAAATAAAAGCGAAGTATGAAGAAGCCAAAGAGTTTATAAAGAGAGTAAGTTCCATATTGTCTATCATAATAGAAAGGCAAGATAAAGATGCTGACGACGATGCTAAAATACAGATATTACATGAGGGGAATGAATATTCAGAAGTGAATATTGATATATTAAAATTATTATCTGATACTTATGGGGAAGGTAGAATAAAAGGCCTACCGAAAGCTCTTGAATTGTACAAAGAAAAAGTAAACAAAGATGGTTCTAATTTTACTGAATATTTGGAAGAAATAGTGACATTAGATGATGAGATATTGTCGAATAACGAAAAGAATGTTTTATTGTCTGATATATCATTTATAAAACGCATGAATAAATAATGTTTTGTATTTAATATCACATCAAGTCAAGCGGAGTTTCTCCGCTTTTCTTGTTTTGTGGCATATCGTTCAATTCTATTAAAACTTATATGGCATTATTTTTCTTCTCTTTCATTTGTTTTGATTACATTTGCCTAAAAATAATGTTATGTATCATATTTGGTTTGATGAAAGTGATAAAGAAGGCGAGTTTTATTCAAATTTCTATGGCGGAATTTTGATAAAATCGGAACACGTAGAGAAAGTTCTATATATGATGCGTACGTTTGTCTCTGAAAACGGGATAAACGAAGAAATCAAATGGCAAAAAGTAAATGCTTTTACTTTTGAGAAATACCTCAAGGTTGTTGATTTTATTTTCTTCCTATTGAAAAATGATTTAATAAAGATTAGAATATTCTTTCGTAATAATCAATTTATTGCCGTTAATTTAGACAAAGAACATAAGCGAAAAGAATATTCCATGCTTTATTATCAATTTATAAAACATGCTTTCGGGTTGAAATACTCAAATAAAACTGGGAAAAATATTTATTTAAAAATTATGCTTGATGATATTCCTTTGAAAGGAGACGATAAAGCTGAATTTTTAAATTTTATATATAGGCTAAATTCTGATGAAGGATTTCAAAAAGCTAAGATTAAAATTAGAATGAGAGATATTGGAGAGGTGAACTCGAAAGAGCAATTACCACTTCAAATGATGGATTTAATTTTAGGAGCCATTTGTTTCAGATTAAACAATAAGCATAAGATAAAAGATTTAGATACAAATAGAAGAGGCAAGCGTACAATATTGAAAGAAAAGCTGTATAAGCATATAGTAAATCAAATAAGAGAATTAAAGCCAGGGTTTAATATTGGAGAAAGCACTGGAATTAGTGCTATGGACGATAGATGGAATTATCCATATTCTCATTGGAGTTTTAAACCATACTCTTATACCAGAGATTATTCTAAGGCTAAAAATAAAAAAGATAGCCCGTTGAAACCTACCAAGTGAGCTACGCAAACACGTAGCCTTTCAGTTTGCAAGGGACTATCTTTTCTGCTACAAAGAAAGTCTTTTTGGGGGATAATAGCAAATATTGAGGTGATTTATTATAAAATAATAACTAAATTAATAATTAACCTTATTCCTTCGTTATACCGATTATGGTAATAATTGCCACAATATTATAAATATGAGAAAGCATGGGAAAAAGTCAAAAGACATCCAAACGCTACGCAGACCGAACATCGTCAGAGAAAGAAATAGGCAGCATCGCTAAAATCTTTTTCGTAAGAAACTCAATTAAGTAGGAATAAGCTTCGTCACTATCACTGGTTAAGTTTATTCCTGCTTTTTCCAATGTAAAGTTGGCGATGTGAAATATCTCGTGCGCTAATATTGACAACCCTTTTATATCTTTCGGCAAATTTGGCATATACAAAATCATTTGTCCGCCAGGCAATAAAAAACTTTTTCCCTTTTCTTCTCCACTAATCATAGAAACGATTTCAGAAGACTTCTCGCACCCGAATATCTTTGATAGTCTTGCCTTCAAGTGCTTTTTTTCTCCAAAATGAACCATTACATCCCGGTCATAAATGTCTATGCTTATTATCTTATTCATAACGAATATGATGTTTGTGCTTTATATATAATAATGCAAATATAACTAAAAATAATCAAGATACTGTTCTTCAGAGTATGAATTATAATTAATCGTATTTGTTAAAAAGCTGATTTATCGGATATTTATTTGTTTATTTGTTTGTTCTTTCGTTCGTTCTTTCTATATTTGTGCATTAATATAACACAAATGGGCAATTGGAGCGAAAGACAAGAAGTAAAGAAAGAGGGCAAGGAAAAGGATAAGGTAAGACGTGAAAAGCTTGCCGGATATTTCTTTGATTTATCTAAACTAATATTTGCGGCACTTGTTTTAGGAGGTATAACTCCTTTGTTTACCAATGTGACAAACGGAATAAACTGGAGTACTATTACATTAGGAACTATATCTACATATATGTTTGCTAACTTTGCTAATAGGATTTTAAAATGAATATAATATGGATACGCTAACGGCAATATTTTTAATAACGGCTATTGTGAGTGTTACATTAGTTGTTTGGTCTCACACCAAATCGGGCAAGAAGTGGCTTGCAAGCTTGTAAGCAGAAGGATAAAAAAGGGAACAGATAAATTCAATATCAAAACAATATGGGGAGTGTAATGGAAAGCAAGAAAGCAAAGTGCTCTTCAAAGTATCCACATCGTATAAAGTCTAAAGGCGATAGACTGGGATGGACGTTGAGAAGCGAAGTCAAGCACTCTTCCTTGCGTGAAATTATCGGAGAGGGACGAATTGCTAACGACTCGTCTTGTTTCATTTCGTCCATTACAAGAAGGATTATGCAATAAATGTTTTTGTTATTTTTTTTAAACGTAAACAAGTAGATATTATTATGATACAAACAAATTCAAACCCCAAAATGACAAAAAACGAGATTCAAGAATTTCGTTCCCGTGTTCGTCAATATGCAACTAGAGACTTTTCCTCTAAAGAATTTGCCTTGTTTAAAGAGCAAAAAGAAAGAATAACCAATGTTGCAAGAAGGATTATATCTAACAATGGTGGAAAAAACCCAATCCTCGGATATTGATATTTCTATAGTCTCCTTATCTGACTTATCAGAAGAGGAGGAATCTTGTATTCTTTCTTTTTCATGTGGGAACGAAGCACTTGACAATTTCTTTCATAAAGAAGTTTCTCTCTGTATGAAACATCATTATTTAGCGGCTTATTGTGCTAAAGAAAAGCTTTCGGGAGATATTGTCGCTATATTTACGCTTGCCAATGATGCTGTTATAATAGATAGCGAAGATGATAAAAAAGATTTTATAGAAGAGACCTGTTCTAAAATAAGCGATGAATATATACCTACATTTGAAAATCAAACCTCATATCCAGCTATAAATATAGGACATTTAGGCGTTAGAAAAGATTGGCAAAGCAAAGGTATAGGACTACAAATCATAGACTTTGTGGTATATACATTTTGTCATTATAAAATGGCTGGATGTCAGTTTATAACGGTGGATTCTCTAAATAATCCGAGGACAAATAAATTTTATAATAGTAACTATTTTTTCTATCAAACAAACAATGATTTATCATCTCCAACGAGAAGAATGTATAAGCCATTACAGATATTTAAGGACGACATTTGATTGTAATAAAGCCAGACATTAAGCCTGGCTTTTTCTTTGCATGACATCCCCATCGGTTTCCACAATACAATCTTCTCCATGAATGTAAACATATACCGATGCTATATCCTTTTGGATAACATTTACTTTTGCCCGGTCGTACACGTTAATAAATACCTTGCAATACTGTGAACAGTCAATGGTTACTTCGCTGTCATGGCGCACGTAAATATCACATACGGAAAAGCCATCAAATAGGAGAGTACCTTTACAATTTCCGTTCAAAACAGAAATTTGTGACATGTTGCGTTTCTGCACATCTTCATCCACAAAAATATTATTCTTGTGGAGAAGGCCTTTGTCGAAGTGTTCTTTTATGAAAGTGTTGGTAGGGTAATTGTGCTTAATGGCAAAATCAATCCCATGCAGATACTTGTCAATTAATCCTTGTTGGGTAGGATTCCCCCATGCGTGTTGCCACGGTTGGCATAAACCAAACGTAATAGCTTGGTTCAGTAATGTTTTGCTTAAATCCTTTTCGTTCATAACATATTATATTTTGATTTTTCTACCACTTCTGTCTATTACTATACTTAGCATATCTCTAACTTCTTGTACTAAAGCAACGTTTGCTTCGGTATTTTGGGCACTTCTTAACGTATTATTGGCTATCGCCCTCAATTGAGTAAGTTGTTGTTCGGCTATAACATTATATTTCGGAAGAATCTCGTTTCCCCACTTTTCAAGCAAAGCGCGTTTTACACTTACATCTGCACGAATACCGTTTATGTAAGAAGCTAAAATATTGGCGGTTTCTTCTGTAATGTTTTCTTGTATCCCTTTGGAAAGAGTGTTTGAAGCGCTTGTCTCTTCAAGGCTTATTCCCATTTTTTTTGCAGCAGCATTTAGATAATCCCATATTTTCTTTGAGTCTGATATTGTCCCTCGAAGGCTTCCAAGTTGCTGCATTAGTCCGGCTGCCTCTTGTTCCGTCAGATTTGTACCCCCGGCGGAACTGTCTGTAAATATACCTTTATCTCCAAACAGATAATCTCTTAGCTTATTCATGGCAGGTTTTATGACATTCAGAGAAATCATCTCCTTTATGACATTGCGCATAATATCAGCTACCGTATCATCAAAAGCCTTTGCTGCATCTTCTCCGTTGGCGAACGCATTGACTAACGCTTCTGATATTTGGTCTGACCATCCCTTTAAGTCTATACCGAATTGTTCGCTTGCCAAATCTTCATAGAAATACTTGATTTGCTCGCCTAACTCGATATACTGCTGCTTGTAGTCCTCTATTTTAGAAGCATCCGAATCTTTCTTGTCTTGTTCCGCCTCCATTTGCTTTTGCACCTCTTCTTGTTGCTTTTGAAGATTTGCAATCATCTCTTTGGATTGGCTTTGGGTAACAGCACCCAATTGCCGTTCTATGACAGATTGAAGATTCTTATAGTCATTGGAAAGCTTTTTCACTTCCAGTTGCGAACGTTGGATTGCTTTATCCAGCTTCTTATCATGGGCTTTGGCTATGCTTCCTATTATTCCGGTAATACCGCTGACTACACCCGTAGCCCCTTGCATGATAGCCATCGGATTGCCGGAAGATATACCAGCGAAAAGGGTAGCTCCGCTTTGAGCTGTATTCAATAATCCACCCGCAACTTCTTGTACAGTGCTTAGAGTGTCTCCCATACTGTCATTCCCTAAGGCATCAAATGCTGACCCTAAATCTCCCAAAGTGCCGATAAGAAGATTAGCCATGTCGACAATATCTCCAAAGCCTACTTGAACTTTATCGGAAGCCTCATTTTGTTCATCCTGCGCATCAGTTACTTCTTTTTCCGCATCTGCCAACGTTTTTAATTTTGGAGTTAATTTATCGACGACTTTAGCCTGATAAGATAAGCCGCCATCCGTTTTCTTGGTTCCCGTATGGCTCGTTTCAGAAACACCAGTAGTAACTTCACCGCCATCCTGGATAAACCCAAGTTCTTTTTGAGCCTTTTTCAGTTTTTCAGTGGCTTCCGCATACTCTTTTATTCCGTCTGATAATGTCTTGAAAGGGTTTCTGCTTTCACTTTCGTCACGTAGCTTTTTTAATACATTGACAAGCTCTTTAAACTCGTTGACTTTTAGACTTTGCCCGGTCGTATTTTTAAACTCTTCCAGGTTCTTGATTAGCCTGCTAAGAGTTGCAGAAGAAAGTCTGTCAAGGTCGTCAAAGGTCTTAGCCCAGTCTTCCGAACTCTTGAATTGTTCAAATTTGGTTGATGCAGCATCTTCGCTCGCTTTCTTTTTCCTTTGTGCTATAAGCCTGTCGGTCGCTTCTTCGCCTAATTGACCTCTTTGGCTTTCAATATCTGCCAAGTCCTTTTGAAGATTACGCTCAATATCCTTTATCTTTTGGGCATAATCTTTATAATCCTCAATCATGCCTAAAAGGTTTTCAAGGCTTTCTGAACGCATTTTCTTACTTTCCTCGTTGATTGATTGGTATAGTTTCAGAATTACTCCTTCCCCAAACTGTTTCTTTACATCATCCTCTTTCATGGCAAGGACATCTGTAACGGAGAATTTACTTCCCGTATTTTCAAGCGCTTTGGAAAGTTGGTTGCGCAAATCATCTACTACACTTTTGAATGAGACCTCTCCGCCGAAAGCGATGTTCATGGAAAGAGATTTGTTGCCGGAAGCATTGAATAGCTTCTTATATAAATCCCACTTTTCTCCGGTTTGGGAAACGTACTTTTCTATCTCCTTTAAGGCATCATCAACTTCTTTCTTCGCACTGTCAATTCCCGCCTTGTCAATCTTGATACCAAGAGAAATGTATAAATCTTCTTGCTTCTCTTTGCTTCGGTCTAACTGCCCTTGAATGTATTTGTAAGCCTTGCTTGGGTCGTTCAAGTCCAAATTAACACCTTTCCCGTCAAAGGCGAATGAAAACTCGGGCATACTTTTCACCCTTTGGGATGCCGCCTCGTCCCCTTCTATCTTTCTCCATTTATCATAGCTGGAAATGGCTTTGTCTATGAGGTCGGTACGCTCTTTCCATTGCTCGGCGATAGGGTCTTTTGTGTTTCCAGAAGATTTTTCTAATCCCCCTAAAGCCTTATATATTGTCCTGGTAACTTCAAGTTCCTTATTGTAGGATGCCAGTTGTTTTTCTGAATATTTATTTCCAGAAGCAAACGCCTTTGTTTTTTTCTCCAAATCACTGATATTACCGGAAAGCATCTCCATGTATTTTTCGTAAGAATCTCCTGCTTTGGGCTTTAAGGCATCCATGTCGCCAGCAAGTCTGTTTGCTTCTTTTTCCCAATCAGCCAAAGGCTTACTTATATTAATTTGGCTCATGGAATGATAAGATTGTCTGGCTGTGTCTATAATGTTGGCTAAGTCCAAGCTTTGCTTCTCCAGTTCCAATAGTCTGTTTCTTGCTTTAGTGATGTCTTCCGGCTTGTATTTTGCGAAAGACAACTCTTTTCCGTTCTCATCAAATCTTCTATATCCCCCTTCCCTGATAATACTGGCAAGTTTTTCCCTTTCGGAATCAATGCTTTGCTTTTGTATTTGAGCGTTTGCCATTGTTCCGATAAACTGTTTCTTGTATAAATCTTTCTGTTCTTGTGATAATTTTCGCATCTTATCAACAGAAAGAGATATTGCTACTCCGTATTTATCCGTTTGAGTAACTGCATCTTTGAATGTATTGGCGAGATTTTTTGTAATTCGCCCTAATTCTCGACTTTCTTCTGTACTTTTATTGGCTTTTTTGCTAAGGGTCTCGTATCGGTCAATAAGGCTGTCGACGGCTTTATTCCCTTGCATCTTATCGTTCGTATCGGCAATCGTCTTATTTAAGTCTGTAATAACCTCTGTTGTTGTTTTTGCTTCTTCTCTGAACGCATAAAACAGTGCTACAATTCCAGATAAAGCCCCTAATAATAAACCTAATGGGTTAGCCTTTGTCACTAATCCAAGTAGCGCGATAGCGTCTTTTAGACTTCTAACACTTGCAGTTAATGATATGAAAGTTTTTATTAGTTTGAGGTTTACTGAAGATGCTAATAGAGCCATTGTTTTATAAGTACCAAATGAGGCTATTATTGGAATGATTACTTTAGCAAAATCTTTCCAATGTTTCATTAAATCAGTGAGCAGCTCTAAGCTATCTGAAAGTACACCGCTATTGCCTTCCGCAATGTCAGCCATCATAACATCCCAAGCGTCCTGCAAGTTGCTCCATTTGCCAGCAAGGCTTTCCGCAAGGGCTTCCTGCATGTTGTAGAATTTGCCGCCTTCATCGGTCAGCTCCCAAAGGACATCCTTCACCATGCCGAAGCTGACCTCTTTCCGGCTGATTTTATCGAATACGTCTCCGGCGGAAGTTACCACTCCCGTAAGCTTAGTAAACCGTTTCGCCAACTCGTCCACCAACGGAATACCAGCCTCGGTAAACTGCCTCAATTCCTGCCCACGGAGAAAAGCTGCACTGCGCACCTGCCCGTACGCCAATATGATACGTCCCATATCGACACCCACACCTGCGGAAATGTCGGCAAGTCGTTTGGTCGTATCGTAAAGCTCTTCATACGGAATGCTGTATGCGGACAATTGTTTGGTGTATGAAGCCAGTTCTTTGAACTGAAACGGAGAGACAACCGCCAAATCCTTAATGCGATTGAATATGGTTTCCGCCTTCATACTGTCTCCAAGAATGGAGGTAAGGGCAATGCGTTGTTTCTGAAACTCTCCGCCAATGGTATATAATCCCCTTACAAAACGCTCTAAAGTGTATATGGAATACACATTGGCGATTTGATTTTTCAGTTCTCCGGCTATCCGTGATTGAGAAGACATTGTAGTGTTTGTCCTCTTCATTGCCGCATTGTGCGTATCGGAAGCCTTTGCAGCCTGCATTCGGGCAATCCTAAGCTGTTCAAGGGCTTTTTGTGAGTTAACGTAAGCATCTGCACGGATTATCTGCGAAACTCCCCTCATGGCTCTTAGTTCGCTTGCATCAACGCCATGTCCTTTAAAAGCTTCCTTGAGTTTTTTAATACTTTCGCTATCTACATCCAGCTTTACCTTGTAGGTCTTGTTTTTCAGCAAGGCTTCTACCTTGTCTTCAATCTCCTTTATATCTACTTTTAATCCAACCTTTGCACTGCTCGTGACGTGCATATTCACAAGTTTTTTCTTGATAGCTTCGTACTCTTGTTCTGTATAATCTTTCAAGTGAACGCCAAAATTCAAATTTCCGAGGTCTGCCATATTTATTCTTGTTTTGTATCTTGGGGGATAGCGTTAATACCGTTTACTATAAAATCATTGAGGGAAAGTCTTTGCCCTTTCATTTCCCGCTCTTTTCTCTTTTCTTCCCACTTCCTTTTTAAATCTTCCATTTCTTTCGCTGTGTGCGTTTTTTGTTCTGTGTCTGCTTTGTCATACACTACAATCGGAGCATCGCACATCAGAAGTTCGTATTGAGCACAGGTCAATACCCAGTCCATATACCAATTAGGGATATTAATCATTCCCCAAAGAAGAATTAACGGTCGTGTCAGCTCTGGGTGTTTTTCTCCGTTTGCAAATGCTGCTCCTGCCGAAGTTCTTGAAGGATACGTTCTGCTTCCTTTCTCGTCATCGTCATTATCGTGTCTCTCATTCCGGTCAAGAACATGGTAGCATTCAAGTATTCCAGTTTCTGCAATTCCACTTTTTTTTTACCGATAACAACAATATCGGTTAACTCTGTGTCTGTGTATTTTTTCCATAGCATACGCCAGTATATCCAATGGAAAAGTCTTATCTTCCACCAATTATTCAGAATAATGAGAGAGGCACACCTGGCAGTAACTTCATCCTCACTTTTGCAGGAATGTAAGACATGGGTTAATTTTCGTATTGTTCCACGGTGCAGCCATTTTATACCGAACTTTTTTCCTCTTATCGTAATATAATCTATGCTGTTCTCCAGTACATCGTCAAGCGTTTTCTGCTCTGCTGTGGTAGGTTGGTTTATTGTTTTATCGTTCATGCTGTGTTATTGTGATGTGTGAAAAAGGAGAAGGCGGCGGCAATAACGCACACCGCCATATTTTTAAATCAAAGAACCGTCCTGGGTAACTTCCACCGCACTGAACTCATTGGCGGTGAATACGCTGACTGTAGCAGTTCTTTTTGCTCCGCTATTCTCGTCGACTTTGACCGTCACCACTTTCCCGCTAACCGAGGTTTTGCACCATGTTTCCGTTGATGAAGCAGAGACAGAGCTTTCCTTGGTTGTTGCGGTAATGGTTTTCCCTGTATTATCTGCCGCGCTGGTAAAAGACAGGGAAGCTGGAGCTACGGTCAGTCGGCTTTTTTTGTCAAGAAAGCGATATTATCTTCGGAAGAGGAGTCGGACGAAGCGCCATCTTCAAGTTCAATAGTTCCGCTGAGCGCAAAAGCAAATGGGGTAGTGGACGCATTCTCAAACAAGGGGCGTGCGTATACGGCCATTCTTTTTACAAGCAGACATTTTTCTCCGTCGTCACTTATAAGCGCAAATCCTACGTTCAGCTTCTTGCTGTTTAGCACAGTAGAGAATCCCTTGAATTGCTGGTTGTTGATAGTCGCTTGCGCTATTTCAGTGGTTTTCCCAAGAAAATATTCTACCAATTCCTTGCTTACACTTGGAACGGTAGCAGCGAAAGTAATATCTCCTGCTGTACTGGTGACAGCCCAATCCGCTTGCAGACCGTGCACCTTTGTACGGTTTAATGTCGGTTCTGCTTGGGACAAGGAAAGGGTATCTACGGTAACGGGCAAATCAAAATCCGGAGTTACCGTGGCAAAATTTGCAATGCCACCCTTTACCAACATAATGGATGAAAGACCGCTAAATACATCTTTCAATTCCTGCTTTGTTTTCATTGCCATAATAAATAGTTTTAATCGTTTTATTTTATGTTTATTTTATCACAAGGTCAGTCCTTATCAATGTTGCGCTGAACCCTAATCCGTCATTTCCTTTCAAGGTCAATTTGGGGTTTGAGGCACTTATGAAATTGTCGCTGATAGGGAATAGGGAAAGAATATCTCCTACAATAGTGTCCATTTGTTCCAAGTCTTCCGCACTTCCCTTTTTCTGTCTGACATACACTTCAATGGTGCAATAGGTACGGATATTTCCAAATCCGCTGCCATAGGTCATGGAAGACAACAAGCCGGGCAATGACACCACAATGAAATTATCCATTTGCTTAGGCACAGCAGCGGGACGGTCATTTGTGAACACATTCTCACTTACCGTCTTTGCTGCGTCAAACAATGATTTAAGCGCGTCTTTGTATTTAAAATCCTGTTCGTACCCCATATCATTTCATTGGTTTAAAGGTCATTTTAGCAATGCTTTCCGCGTAATCAAATGTATCTGACAGTACATTTAACCCCTTCTTTGACTCCAAGTAGTTAGAATATTCCGTACCTGTACACATCACTAATCCTATGCCATCATTTGGAGTTTTATATGCTTTGAGGAAATTTACAGAAGTGGTTAAACCGTACTCCCCGTTGGTGCCAATCAAGTTGTATTTTTTTATGGGAATAAACTTACCACTTTCATAACTTTGGACCATTATCACGCCAATACCGTCTCCTCTGCTAAGCTTGGGGCGGGTAGGATTTTTTAATCCTTGTGTCACAACGGCGGTAATTATACGAGATAATTTACCTCTATAATAAATTCCAACAGCTAATGAAGTTAGAGTATTTCCGGTTACATTATGGTACTTGGCTGATACTACTCCGTCTTGCAGAAGTCTGATTCCGATTTCTGTTATTCTATCCAGCAAATATTCATCAATGATATTTCTCATCTTTTTTTTGCCTTCTTCCAAGACTTTAGCATTATCTCCCATTTCCCTAATTCTTAGCCAGATTGAAATACAGCGTTGTTCCCATTTCCGTAGGGTAACAATCCGTTACTACACATGATTCAAAACTTTCTCCGTAATCGGTAACATCCACAAGGTCTCCCGCAATGATACCCTTCACAAGTCCAGGAATGTCTATTGCATAATCACTCTTTATGACATTACTTTTTGTAAATGTCCTAAGGCTTGTGCTTCCGTACTTGTTGCATTTCCCTACATACAATACGGTCTCGTTTCCTTCGTCAAAAGATGTTTCTCCGGAAATACGATACACTTTGCATGTATGCGGAAAACGTGGATTATTTACTTTCATAGCGGATACCTTTTATTCATGTTCATACCCAAGTTGACAATTCTGACAGATGATTTACGGACGTTCTCTCCATACAATGCGTATATGTCATTTGCCATTTGCCGAAGGTTACGTTTGTCATAGGCAGAGCTTTGTGTACCACCCTCCTTGTGCTTCCATACACCATTGGCATCCTCTACGCTTCCAGTTACGCTCGGTGTACTTGCGCACCACATATAAAGGTCTGCCCGGCACAAGTCTTTCTGGCGTTTTTCCAACGTGCTGACATCCGTCCCCGGTGCAATTCCCCTGTCAATCAGTATGGTGGAAATAGCACTGTCCGTAACTTCAAAACCGACACAACCACGGAGATATTCCTCTATGGTAGTGCCAGTATTTGTATTTTGAGAATCCTTCATGGTTATTTACCTTTAATGTTCAAGTAGTAGAACCAGCGAACCTTATTAGGAACAACCAATCCGGTCACTTCTGATTTGATTACCTGCGTCATGGTTTCATCATTGAATACCTGACGTATCAGAGTGCGGCCGCCGTCATACAATGCCGTACGGGCACCCGGTGTTTCCATGAAAATAGGACGTCCACATTGTACATCACCCAGGTCTTCATTTGGAACATATGCCAATACTCCCTCTTCAAAGCTTTGCAAATTCTTGTATTGTATAGCTTTGGAAGATTTGTCATATTTCTCCACTACGGATATTGAATCGACAATTCTGATTTCAGCACCGATACGCGCTTCAATGAAAGCTTTGATTGTTTCATCGGGGACAAGATTAGCAAATGCCAACTGCATGCCTTTATCGGAAATATCCGGGCGTGTCGCAACTGTGTACATTTGGCGGAAATACGGAAGGTTAATCAAATCCTCAAAGGTCGTCTTGGAGCATTCCCAGTGACCAGCAGGCGCAAAATCCTTTTCTTGGGAATCGCGTCTGACTTGCCTCATGACTTTTATCGGGTCTATTGTAGTACCCAAAGCTTCTTCCTGCACCGCTTCGCTTTCCGGCTTCTTATACCAGATAGAATCCTTGATATTCTTTTTAGGCACGCCGAAATCTATAGTCAATGCAATACCAAGCGGGTTGTTAGCTGCGTCAATGATTAGCTTACCTTTGTTGGATACAACCTGATTTCGCTGGTATAGGAATGTATTGTAGTTACCACCAAGTAAGCTGTCCACTCCATTAAACAGAAGCTCCATTATTGTAGACTCAATTTCCGGAGTGGTACCGCCAATGGCATCCATCAGCATCATTTTTTCTCTTAGGATTTTGCGGCTCAGTACAATCTCATGCTTGAAGGTTGGCAATCCACCCATTTGCAGGGACATTCCGTCTGTAGATTTGGTTGCGCCATCACTGTCAATATCCACATAGGTAGCCAGCGTGTATGCACGGACTGTTGCTTCTATCTGCTCATATGTGGGATTCAGAGGAATATTAGGATTTAACGGGAAACCCATTTGGGAGAACGTTTGTTCCGCATTGTATTTTTCGGCAAACATGTCATTAATCCATGCTTCCAGCGGTTTATTCCCTGTATATCCCAATGCTGCAAGACCTTTTCCTACAATGTCGTAAAATTCTTTGTTTCTTGTGTACATATTATTCTCCTTTCTTTATTCGTCAGATTCACGCACAAATTCAATCATAGGCAGCTGTGCTTCTACCGATTTGGGAATGCCGCCACCGAACACCCTGTCTGCGTAAATTCTGCCTGCGCGCACAACAGCGCATGTTGCAAGGATACAGCCTTCGGGGATACATACGTCTTCAAATACAAGACCGTTGACATCGGTTAGCTTTCCGCTGGCGGGAACTCCTTTGACAGTTTCCTCAATATCTCCCGTTACTCCGGTATTTCCTGGAATAAACATGTATGCGTAAAGTTGCGCAGCGGTTTTTTGTGTGAAAGTCACAGTAGCCCCACTACGTTTTACATCCCATTCTGCAAAAGAAGATTTTGCTCCTTCGATTTTGGTAGCTACCAGTTCTGGGGTACTTTCTGATGCGCTTGTTACGGCAACCGAATAGCTTTTTTCGCCTAACACAATAGACAAATCCCCGTTTCCGGATGCCTTTTTAGTGATAGTAAGCGTCACTACTGCCTTTACACCAGTCACTCCATCTGCTGTAATTACCTCTACCTGTTTGCCTGCTCCATTGAATTTTACCATTGTGCCGGCATGTATAATATCACCAGGCTTTAATCCCATTCCGGCGACATCAATCATACCACCACCCTGATATAATTCTCTTACTCTTGACCAAACAGGAAAATTTCCGCCAAATCCCGACTGGGATTGACTGATAGTGTTGAAAGTTCCTAATTGTCTCATTCTTTGTCTGTTTTAATGTGTTTATTGTTTTCGAGGAAGTTTTCCTTGCGCTCTTAGCCGGTCTTTGAATGCTTCACGGCGGCTTTTTGCCTGTTCTTCTCCGGTTTCTGCATATTGGTTGATACTTGGGGAAGCGCCATTCCCGAAAATTGCCTTGTATCTTTTTTCATAATTGCGTTTGGCGCAACTGACAATTTCTTCCACTTCCATATCTTTGGTGATTTTCACGTCTGATATGGCGATATTCAGGATTTCATCGTTACAGATATTTTTGCCCCCGTTTTCAATTTGAGATTTCAACAAGTCCATAGACTGGACTTTTAAGTCATTGATTGACGCGGCGTTTTTCTCCACCTCTCTCTCTTCCTTCAAAAGCAAAATCTCATTTTCCATTTCCTTTAGCTTGTCGGCAAGGACGTTATCTCCTGCTCCTTCTCCTGAGTCAGGAGAACTCTGTTGAGGTTTGTAGTTTTTCTTAAAACTCTCAACTTGTGTTGCGACATCGTGATTGTACTGCCCTTGCATTCCTTGAAGAAAAGATGTCGCCTTGCTATAATAAGCGTCATCAGGCTCCACCCCTTCTGCTACCGGATTCAATTCTATGTACTTCATTAATGTCTGTGACGAAAGACTGGTTTGTCCTAATCTGGTCGTCAGTTCGGATAAGATTTGTTCTTTCTCCATCGTGTTTATTTAGTTTGTGTTATAAAAAAAAGAGCCTATCAGTGCTTTGTGCACTAATAAGCTCTTAGGCTTGCATATGTAAAATTGCTATTCTTCTATTCTGACGCTGATAAAATTACGACATCTTCGGCATACAGTCCTAAACAATACGCTACCGTGTATTATTTTTACATCGGTCAACTTTTGCCCGCACACCGGACATGTTACAAAATTCCCTTTTTCGCTGGTCTGTTTTTCATCCAGCTTAGCGTCTATCTTTATCATATCACATGATTTAGTATTGCAAATATATAGTATATTTTCTAAAATACAATGCTTTATATGTATTTTTATATGAGAAATATTAGAAAATTTATAATAAATCGTATATTTGCATTATATATAACTCATAGAGCTGTGATTCAAGCCGGAGTGTGCGGATTTATACTGCATACGCCGGCTTATTTTTTTTATGGAACACGACAAGATTGTATATACGAAAAAGGGGGAGGGTGTATTCAGTTATGAATACATAGACAGGTTGCGTAATTTGAAAAATGATTTCAATGTTATAGCTCAATCCGGCGGGCAGGAGAACTCATTAGCTTCCGATGCCGACATTGTTATTATGGGAGGGAATCGTGGCGGTTCAAAAACATTTACTTTATTAATGGAATCCTTGCCAGACATTAAAAATCCACGTTTTAATGCCGTTCTTCTGCGTAACGAGAAAGATGACCTTAGAGATATGATTAACACGTCGTATCTTATTTACTCCCAATTTGGAACTTATAACCGTTCTATATCGGATATGACTTGGAATTTTGGAGAAAACGCTGGAAAACTGTGGTTTTCTTATTTTGCTGATAATTTTGAGGATTTCAAGAAGCGCTTTCAAGGTAAACAGTTCTGTTATATCGGTATAGACGAAATAACCCATTGTTCTTATGACAAGTTTAAATACCTTATCACTTGCAACCGTAACGCTTATGGTATTAAAAACCGTTTTTGGGGTACTTGTAATCCGGACCCGGATAGCTGGGTGCGCGTTTTTATAGATTGGTGGATAGGAGAGGATGGGAATCCTATACCAGAACGCGATGGAAAGAAAAGATATTGTTTTATGGATGGAGATTCTCCCAATAATATATTTTGGGGAGACACGCCAGAAGAGGTATATGAACAATGTAAATCCATCATAGACCCTCTTTGGAATGATGCTTACAAAAAATTGGGATTTAATAAGAAAACAATGTTTGTCAAGTCAGTCGTCTTTATACGGGCACGTTTGGAGGATAATATCAAATTGATTGAGGCTGACTCAAATTATGCGGCTAATCTTGCCCAGCAGGATGAAGAATCCCGCGCTCGCGACCTCGAAGGAAATTGGAATTTTAAAGCGGCTGGAGACGATATTCTTAAAATCGAACACATGGAGCGGTTCTTCAACAACTCCGCCCAATATGGAGATAATAAGCGAAGGGTATCATGTGATATTGCATATGAAGGTGGAGATAATCTTGTCTTGTGGCTTTGGATTGGGAACCATATAGAGGACGTATATGTAAGTCGGGATAACTCCAAGCGGACGGAAGAGTGCGTCGCATATAAGTTGCGTGAATGGGGAGTCCTGGAGAAAGACTTTGTTTTTGACTTGAATGGACCTGGACAGGATTTTAAGGGCAAATTCCCAGACGCGGTCAAGTTTAATAATATGGCAGCTCCTATCCCAACGACAAAAGCTGACGAACAATCTATAAAATATATCTATTCTTCCCTGAAATCACAATGCGCTGATATTCTCGTTAAGAAGATTAAGAATGATGAAATTTCGATTAACCCCGATTTGTTGTCGCGTAAGTTTTCAGGAAACGGATATTCAGATATGACACTTTATAATATCCTGATGAAAGAACGCAAAGCCATCCGGGATGCAGACACAGATAAAGGCTTCTCTTTAATTAAAAAGGAAGTGATGAAAAAGTACGTTGGCCATTCTCCCGACTTTATAGAGGCTATGATTTACAGACAGATTTTTGATATAAGAAAACAACACACTAAACCAAAAGGATTATGGAGAATATAAGTACACGACAGATTATGGTACGCCGTCCGTTTCGGAGAATATTGCCAAATGGATACAAACAAGCAGTAGGGGTTATATCTGGCAGCTTGTCCGTTAATGAGCCTTTAGACAATCCGACATATCAGATAATAACTCAAATGGATTTTTTGAGGGAATTTGAGCCGTCCGGACATGCTATAAATGACCCATTGGTATATCCGGACAGATTAAGACAAGACCCTGAAACAAAAGAGTGGTTTAGAGAGTCCGTTATCAGATGTGCTTTTGCGTTTCAGAGGATTATAACAATCAAACACCTGGTTCATCTTTGTGGAAACGACATTCAATTTGAGCTGGAAGGGGATACCGAAAATGAAAAAGTAAAGGATACATTTTTTAAGTTTCGAACCGGATGGGCTGTAAAGGACATGGAGATAGCATGGTATGAAGCGGCAAAATCCGTAAAGATAACGGGGGACACAGCATTTGTAGGTTATCTCCGAAAAGGAATTTTCTATTGGAAAGTCCTTTCTTTTGAGAAAGGAGATACGTTATATCCCCATTTCGATAATGTTACAGGGGAGCTTACATTGTTTGCCCGTTCCTATTCCGATTTTGACAATAATGGAAATACAGTTACAGACTGGCTTGAAGTTTGGGATGAGAAATATCTCCGTCGCTTTAGAAAAGGGAAAGGGGCGTACAACAAAATAAAGCAAGTGATAAAGAACTTGTTTGGATTAAGCGGATACGAACTCATATCTTCTCAGGAACATGGCTTTACATTTATCCCTGTGGCTTATCACAGAAATGAAGCCGGCGCTTGTTGGTCTCCTTCACAAGACAGCATAGAGCAATACGAACTTGCTTTCTCGCAATTGTCACAAAACAATACAGCTTACGCCTTCCCGATTATGTATTTCAAAGGAGAGGGAGATAGTATTAATATAGAGGGAGGGATTGATGGCACTATAAAGTGTATATCAATGGGACCGGATGATGAAGCCGGTTATCTTAACAAGCAAGATGTTTCCACTGCCTTTACCAAGCAGCTTGATACTTTATACAAGTTAATTTATGAGCAGTCTTTTGCGGTAATTCCACCGGAAGTAAGAAGCGGAGACCTTCCAGGTGTAGCCATAAAGCTGCTTTATTCTCCTGCTTTTGAAAATGCCATGAAGGATGCCCAAGAATATAACCATCTCATTGACGATATGGTAAAGATATTCACTTATGGCTATGGGGTGGAAACCGAAAATCTTATCGACTTGCAAAATTTGAATGTATATGCTTGGATAAAGCCGTATATACATCTGAATGAATCTGAACTTCTACAAAATCTTGCAGTTGCTGTTCAAAACGGGTTCTTGTCCCGGCAGACCGCAAATGAGCAAATTCAGATGTACAGCAATCCTCGCGACTGGGATAGGATTATGAAAGAAAAGAAGGAAGAACAGCAGGCTGACATTCTTTATGAATTGAAATCCCAGCAAATATTCGCCACAGATAATGGAGTTGAACATAATCCGGCAGGAGATGACAAGCAATGAAGCAACCTACAAAAAAACAGATACAGGATGCCAAGGATTTCATAAAATTACGTTTGCAGGCTGAAATATCTATGCAAAGTCATTTGGAGGAGCTTCTTGTACAAGCGGCAAAAGAGATTATAGATATATCATTCAAGTATGATATTCAGCCTGCAATGTTCCGGTTCTCTGCAAATGAGAACTTAAAGCGGGACGTAAGCGAAGTACTCCGTAAGTTGCGTGAGTTAATTTACGATTACACGGAAACTCTTTCTGTATATGACAGAAAGGAGGAAAGAGATGCCATTGTCGCTTTTATAAACAGGGAAGACCACGGAAAGACATTATCAGAGCGTATTAGCATTTATTGCAACCGTTTTCAGTACGAGGTGGAAGCTGCCATTGCAGCCGGTCTGATAGCCGGAATCGGGAAGGATAAAATAAAGAACAGTGTAAAGTCCTACCTCAATGCTCCCTATGCCAATCCTTTTTTCAAGCGTGCTGCCGATAATGGCGGGGCTGCTGCCACACGTATTAAAACAGATGGTGTGAGTTATGGGGTAGGGAAGTCTAATTCCGCTTACAACTCGTTAAATACCCTTACCCGCTTCGCCGTAGGTTCTGCATGGATGTTGTTTTGGGGGCTTGAACATAAGGATAAAGGATATACGGGCTTTTATTCGTACCGTGGGAGCAGTTACCCATGCTCTTATTGCGACAGCATGGTTGGCTATCATCCCATATCCGACTATCAGAACCAGTGGCATATAAGATGCTGCTGCTATTTTGTGTTTGTATAATTAAAAATCATATAATATGTTGAGAGGGAAGGAAGAAAAAATAACATTCAGTAAAGGATTGGGTTCTGAATGCAGAAAAGCGGGAATCAGTATAAAAGAGAAGGCTTTTGCCGACCTTTTAGCGTTAGGATGGAAAGACAAGGATGCCTATCTTATTTCCGGTCTTTACAATCCGGTATATAACCTGGAGATAAACAAGAAGAACATGAATACCCTTTTGTCCGACGATAAAGACTTCATGGACTATTTGACCTCTGCAAGCAGAAAGATTAAACGCAGGCAAAAAGAGAGCGAGAAAGAGGATGATATATTGGTAGATGGTATTAGTGAGGAAGATATTGCTTCCGAGCTATCAAAAGAAAACCAACTTCGTAAACTTATCGCTGCCCGTAAGAAATATGACGGGAAAGAGGGATGCAAGGAATGGATTGACCTCACTAAAATGATAGCAGACATTACTCAAATCAAAAAGGACGAAATAAAGGAAGAGGACACCACAGTGCATTTCTATCTGCCACTTTCATGCAATAATTGCTCCTTGTATCTTGCTGCTAAAAAGAAAGCCGGGAAATAAATCCCGGCAGTTGTGTATCCTTCTAATCCTTAAACTTCCCACTTTTCACTTGCCAAATGCAATCAGCAGCCCATTGAACAAGATACGCCCTTGCCTCTCCATTATTGAAATTAAACCCGCCCAATTCAAATGAATCGGATATAAAGTCTGTGATATGGCTTGCTTCGTGGGCGGCAACCCCAACGGATAATCTGTCTTTTCTGAATATTCCGCAAAATATACCAATCCAACCGCTTTTTTTATCGCTGACAGGATAACAAGTCGCAATAGTAAACGTGTTATTTCCTAATACTTCTGATGTAAAATCAGTACGCTCCATTTTATCAGTCAAGGCATAGAATTTATTCTGCATATCTCCCAATGATGGGTTAATTCCTACCCACAATCTGAATGGGTATATTGTCGGATTAAACTCGTGTATTTGGTATTTATTCTCCAACATGGTTACTAACTTTTAATCGAAATACATTACTTTCTGACCTATACACACCTTAAAGCGGGAAAGCATCTCTGAATATTGAGTAATGTCGTTAGGATTCCTTTTGTTGATGAAAGCACCTGTACGCTTATGGTATCTGATACAAGCATTTTCGGGCGATTTAGCCAACACTTCTTTCTCGTTACTGAAACCAAACAATAATTGTTCTCTGTGCGATACCTTGTACCACTTTACTTGGCTTCTTATCTTTCTGAAATATTTTGCTTTCATGGTTATTTCTCCAACTCTTTTTTCATTTCATACATCTGCCTTTCCTCTTCAATAATCTTAGCGTCTTCTTCGTCAGATATAGGTTTAGCATCCGCACGGTCAAGGGCACTCCCTATTGCCTTTAATACATCCACCTGTAACTCCACATCAATGCAATTGGCAACATATTGGGCATTACGCACTATAAGCATTGGCAGGTTATCTACCTTGTCTTCCAATGGAGTATTATCCAACATCATAAACATCACGCTTCCTGCCCCATATTCAACAGAGAAGTCCCCGCTTACGGTTGATACCTTAATAAAAGGCAAACCGCCTTTCTTGTACTTGACAAAAGTCATGTTCCCGATTTGTGTCTTTCCGAAATCCATAATCCTTATTTTTTTATTTTGTTGTTGTAAAACATATATTCTTCCCCTTTGTGTTGTATGAGTTCCATGCCGAACCTGTCACATATCAACGCCATACGGCTGCTCGGATTGGGGACGACAATGTCACATCCCTTTTCCTTTAAGGCATTGAGCAGATGTAAAAAGTTGCCTCTTCTTTCTTCCCGGCTTATTATTAAAGAAACTAATATGGCATTGCCACGTTTCCATAAATAGCCTGAAAACTTGTCCGAAGTAAAACCTATTTCCTTTGCAAAATCGCAGTCAGGCGGAATACAACCTCTTTCAATCTCTTTTTTTGTGATATGTAGTATCGTATCATTCTTCATATTTAATCCTCATTCAGGAAATCTTCGTCCGAATATTCCCAACCTTCAAACAGATTGGTCTTCGCCTCTTCCGCAATATTGGGCACGTGTCTCATAAAGTTATTCACAATATCCTCGTTGCCACACCACAGCGTATAGACATTGCTGTATCCCTTATCTGCACGTTTTTCCCGTACGTATCCGAGCGAAAGCATGTCAATCCCCAACTTCCTTTGCGAAACCGGGATGACCCCGTTCTTTTTACAAAACCGTTCATAGTTCTTGTATATATCCGAGGATGTCAGCTCTATGGAACCGCTCCCTTCAAATTCTTCCGGCTGGCACTCTTTATATTTGAAATATTCCGAAATACTCCCGTCCACAAGTTTCCCATCCTTTCCCGTAACGCTCGACCGTATCCGTTCCAGTTTCAAATCAATCTTCCCGCCCAAGTTCTCAGGCATCCGCCAATTGTTCTTTTTAAGTTCGCACAACCCTTTCACAATCCAAGCCATTATACCGGCATGTTCCGCTTTCATTCTTTCTGCGAGCATGGTGTCTCTCTTTTCCACCGGTATTGTCTTGTCAAAGTTCAGCACCAGGGCGCGGCGCTGCATACTCTCGTCGTCAGGGTCGTCACGGTTCAGAAAATCTTTCGGCTGCCAACGGTAATTGGAGTTGCACAGCATAATAGGAGGTCTCTGCATCATTGTGATATTCCCACCTATTCCCCGACAGGCAATCGGCTCTCCACTGGATATTGCCTTGATGATGCTCATGTCCTTGAAATCACCCCGGTTGCTTTCCGTGCAGTACATAAGCCTTTTCCTTGACATCGAGTAGGCGGCACGCAGCTGCTCATCCCCACCTCTTGCAAACTGGCTCATCTTTATGTTTAGTATTTCATCCTCTCCAAACATATCCTTTAGAACCCGGTAAATAACACTTTTACCGTTCGCACCAGTACCTTGCAATATAAGGAAATATTCAAAGCTTATATTTTTCCTATTGACAAGGCAAGCACCGAGGAACATCTGCAATATCCTGCGCTTGTGCTTTTCCGGCAATACGCCATCCAGCTCTTCCGTAGGTATCCAGCTTTCTCCAAGAAAGCTTCTCCAGGTAGGACAATTAAAAATCTCCTTGCGGTCATACTTAAACGGATACATCTTTACGCAGTCAAACTTCGGAGAGTGTGGGTAAGTCTTTAAAGTATTCATGTCAACCACGCAATTAGTAAAGCACATAATGCTAAGGTCGGGTTGCAGCTCATGGTCTCTAATGACATTGATTATCCGGTTCATGTAAGAATACATAATCTTATTAGTTCGGTCACGGGCGGCAACACCCATTTTCTCAAGCCACCTGTCTACGGCATCATAGAGCACATTGTAGTCCATGTACTCGTATATCTTTCCCGTAAAAACATACAACGGAACACGGTAATCGGCAATGTCTTTCGTTACAACACCATACCCCTCCCGGAACAATCCTTCAAGACGCCTGCCGTATCTGTCTGTACGTTCCGGATTACTTGTAACCAAAGATATATCCCTGAATGTAGAGGCATATTCGTCGCAATGTTGCGACAGCAGACCGAGCACATAATCCTTTAATTCCCTTCTATTCATTGTAAGTCGCTCATTTTGTGTTTAAAAGAACATAACGCATGCTCCTATAGGCGCATTTTATGAAAATAACCTTTTTTCTTTTATCTGTAAAGGCTAAATACATATATCTATGTTCTTTATCTTCATTATGCAAATATACAACTATCTGATTATAAAACAAGTAAATTTTCTAATTAATATGCGTTAAAACATAGAAAATTACCCAATAATCATCCATATAGTGCAAAAATGTAAAAATACAATGGTTGACTTGTTGTAAAATATCATTACAAATTGGTAGAAAATGGAGAAAATAAAAAATTTTTAGGCGAGGTGACTACGCCGATTTCCTTACAAAAAAATAAGGGGGGGGTGGCTCTTTGCAGGGTGTTTGCAATGTATTTTGTTGTATAATAGCGGTTTGTGGTTTACATTATACATATAATATAAAGTTTGTGTTTGTTTACATTGTTGTTGCTCGTCAGTCCTGGACATAAAGTAAAGGCTATCACGGCGCAGCCAAAGACACCCAATTCGGTAAATAAATAAAATCAATATCGCATGTGTATTATATAGATAATATCTATTAATCATTGTACTTTGTTAGCGTCCTATGCTTATTCGCGTTGTCTATATATATATATCTTGTAATATAGATTAAATCTATTATGGCAGACACTCCGTCAAGAACCTGCATATATTTATATTATCTATATGTTTTATTGTTAATATAGATTATTTCTATTGTATTTAAAGTGTTTATTATGTTTGTTATGGTATTATATATTTACATATTCTTATGGCTGTGTTTTATGTTGTAAGTGTTTGATATATAGTGTATTATGTTACATCTGTTGTATATTTTATAATATGATTATTTTATGAAAATATTTTGCAATATTCTTTGCTGTTTACTAAATAATTCGTATCTTTGTAATGTAAGAAAGAGATAGATATAAGGTTCTGGTTCTTACAGGCGTGTTATTAAGTGTTGGAATAAAAAAGAGAGCCTTAACACTGCAATGTTAAGACCCTCGTAGGTTGGGAATACTTAAAGAAGTACCCCCCCCAGACTGGAGGCAAAAGTACTTCTTTAATTTCTCACCTGCAAATATTCTTCCATTTATTTATATACTTGATACAAATACGTTTTAGTCTTATTGTGTTAGGCTTCTGGTATCGTGTTGTATTGGTTTACGTGTACGCGCTATAATGTTGAATCATTAACAATTTAAACTATAGCATTATGAAAGCAATGAATTTCTACACCGCAAACGGTTGGGTTGGTTCGAACTATGACAGCAAATTAAGTACAAAGGAAATCGCCGCAAAGGTTAGGGTTTTTGCAAAGAAGAATTTCCCGGAATTTAAATTCTCTGTACATTCCGAATGGAGTATGTACACGGATTCAATGTATGTTGAGCTGAAAGAAGTGCAGAACGTGGCTATATGTCCACGATGAACACCGTAAAGGGATGGGAAGATGAGTTAACGCCGGAAATGTTCAAAGTGTTGAACGCTGTTACGACTTACGCAAGCTCTTTCCGTTACGATGATAGCGACGGTATGCAGGATTATTACGACACTAATTTTTATTTAAAGATAAAAGTGAGTGATGAATATAAGGTTGTAGAACCGAAAGCAAAGAAAAGCAGCGTTAAGACTGAAAAGGTTGAGGAAGCCAAAGAAGTGGAAGCCGTGACGGTTGAAGGTCTGGAAATCGTGGACTATTCAGAAAAGGCGGTTGCTGTGTTTGGCGATACGAAGGCTATAAAAGAGCACTTAAAGGAACTGGGCGGACGCTTTAACCCTTCTTTAAATTATAACGGAGAAAAGCGTGCCGGCTGGATATTCAGCAAGAAACAAGCGGACAAGGTGAAAGAACTGATAACGCCTACAGAGTTGCCGGCGCTTCCTGAAGAAATATATATCCCGGAACTTGCGGAGGAAACGGGACCATTTGAAAATATCCATTTAATCGAAACGGACAACTTTAACGGCGTGCGCTATTATGATATTGAAGGCGCGGGAATCATGACCAGTGCGAAAGTACGTGCAGATATACAGCCGGGCGATGTTTTCAATGTATATACGGATGGAGAACGTAAGTTTCGCGTAACCTATGACGGTGTGAGCGTGAAAAGCAGCTTAAAAAAAGATTTACCCGGTATAATTGAGTTTAACGACAAGATAGAATCGGGCACGCTTAGCGCCTCATCACATTACACCCCGCTTGCGGAGGGTGTGGAATTTTACGAGAAGAAAGTAAAAGGAAAGCGTTACACCGTAAAGGATAAGCCGTTAACACCTGGATATTATGGCGTATTAGATAATTTGGACAACTGTATAATAGAATGCTATCCGACTAAGGAAGAAGCCGCAAAAGGGGCGGAGATGCTTAACACGCATATAGGCGAAAACGGACGGTTAAGAAGTATTATATAATTATATAGGAGGATATAATATGAAGGCTAACGATATTGTTATAAATGAACGCGAATTGCTTAATACAAAAATATATAATCCGGGATTTGGTAGTATCAAAAGTATTCCGTGTACAATGGTGTTGCGGTTGATGGATACAGAGGAATACGGGTGTGACTATTGCGGGGCCTTGAATTTGGTTTTAGAACTGTTCCCGGAAATCGACCGGGCGGAACTTGAAAAAGAGTTAGACCAATTCGTATAAATGTATGTTCTTTGTTATGTTATTGTTATTCGGTGCTGTGTTGTTTATCAGCGGCACCGATATAGAGAGAATCAAGGAATTTATAAATGATGAATCAGATAAATTTTAAGGATATGGATACTACAGTAATAAACGATGCAAAACGGATCATTTCACAAATGAATACAGGCAACGAATGCGATTATATGGAGGCGGGATATTTGTATTACGGAATGGGGTTGTACGGGTATTCCAACGATGTGATAAAATCCGGGTGCGAATACACAAGAGGCAAAAATGATTTGTTTTCCCATCTGGTGCCTACAATTGAAAACGTATCGAAATTCATTGCTTACATACATAAGGAGCTAGGAATACTATAATTATAATTATTCCGGCGTGGAGGACAGCAAGCGGAGCGACACCGCCGCCGGGAACTATTTACTAACTTAAAAACATACAGGTATTAACGAATTAAAATAAAACAATCATGCAAACAATCATCGTAACAGTAAACCAGCAGGGCGAAAAAACAGCCCTGCAAATAGATGACAAGGTAATAGCAACCATAGCAAAGGATAGTTTCAATAAAGGGCGTTATTGCGGCTCTTTCGGAGCTTTCGGTTGTTGCAATAACAGCCGTTACCCTGATGCTGTGGAATTTATATCGGGGTGCATAGAAAATCACTTTGCCGGTTTTGGTTTGAATGTGATATTTGAATAAATTTATAGCCAAAACGAATTTAATATAAGGAGGAAATAATATGTATTTAGGTTTTATTCTTTGGGCAATTGTTCTGGTAGTAATACTATGGAACATCAACCCAGCGCTGGTTATTACGTCAGCTTTAATAGGAATCGCTATGGCGATAGGAAAAACAAAAGACAATAAATCAGGTGAATAATATGGAGACTTTAAAGGAAGTGTTTTTGAAGAAATACCCGCAATACGGAAAGGTGTTGCGGGTGTATGAAGAGGTTAACGAAGTGGAATGTACATTCGACAGCATAACAAAACCGAGGTTGTACAACTTTGTTCAGGCTCTTAATGAAAGGGTGGCCACCAATAGCGCTAAAACCTATTGCGCTATGCTTAAATCAATTCTTAACCTGTACAGCGATATGTATTCTTTTCCAAAAGGTTTTGAGGCTATATTGACCTTAAAAAAGGACGCTACGCAAAGTACGTGGCTAACGGATGACGAGATAAAAACGTTATTGGCGTATAATCCTATTAATGAAACGGAGCGCGCTGTAAAAAATTGCTTTTTGCTCGGTTGCCTTACAGGCGCCAGACATTCGGATTATATAGAATTTACAGAGGACAACATAGTAGACGGAAGGCTGATATATGTTTCACGGAAAACCAAGATTAAAGCGGAGATACCGGCGGCTCCTGCTGTGCTCCGGATATTGAAAGAAAACCGGGAATACGGCATCAATGAACGAAAGGTTTCGGATGTGACCTTTAATGACACGATAAAAAGCATATGCCGGCGATGTGGGATAAGCAAGCGTATAAAGCTGTACCAGGCGGGCGAATATATAACCGGTGAAAAGTGGGAATTTATTTCCTCGCATTCCGCCCGGAAGTCTTGCGCAACCAACTTATATTTAAGAGGTGCGGACTTGTATTCTATCAGCCGGATGTTAGGGCATTCCAGTGTAACGATGACTGAAACGTATATATGCTGCGGGCTGCGTGAATTATCAGATAAAATAATGGGATATTTCAACGGGTTTAAATAGATTTGCACCTGATTTTATATATACATAAATATTTTATGGCACAAGAAAGTAAATACGCATACGACGAAGATAGTGTAAAAGCTATTGTTCATTGGGCTTTAACGGCTCAATTACCTGCTCAAATAGGGTTGAGCGAGTCGGAGAATATATTCGATGTCAAGAAATACGTACAGGCGAATATACACGATATAAACCAGCATTCCCCCGACCCGTTTTATAACCCGTCAATTGACAGGCTGTACAGATTAAAAGAATTTATTGAAGGGCGAGAATGATTTTATAACCCAGTGGGTTGTTGCGCTTGTTTTGGGTTGAATTTAACCCACTGGGTTGTTTGGATTATAACTTGCTGTCCATCTTTTCAAATTCTTCCTGCACGGACTTATTCAACACCTTCGCGTATATCTGGGTTGTCTTTATATCTGTATGTCCCATCATTTTGGCAAGGTTTTCGATTGATACGCCCATATTCAGAGCCATTACCGCAAAACTGTGTCTTGCCATGTGGGAATGAAGGCTTTGCTTTATTCTTGCAATTTCCTGAACGACTTTCAACCTTAAATTATATTGGTAATTGCTTATTATCGGTAGCTTGAAGTCGTATTTTCTCAATATTTCCATTGCGGGCTTTAGGAGCATAAGAAAGTATTCTTCTTCTGTTTTTATTCTAATATCTCTAATAAAAAATTTGCTTCCTTTCTTGATTACTCCGCAGAAATCGAATTTGGATAAATCTGCATAAGACAGACCGGTGAAGCATTGGAAGACAAATAAGTCCCTAACCTTACTAATGCTTTCTGATGTTATTTCTAAATTCTGTATTTGCTTTATTTGGTCCATGGTAAGGTATTTTATTCCTTCGCTTTTCCCACGGTCAAATTTGAGTCTATTATATGGGTTGTCTTTTAACAACTCATATTTAATAGCTTCGTTTATATATCTTTTCAAGCGTTTATGATAGCCATGAACGGTTGTCTGTTTATTATATTTCTTATGTAGGAAATCATCATAATACATTATGTTGGCCGTTGTTATGTCGGAAAAATAAACGATTCTACCAAATTCTTCCAGAGAGTTTATTAATGTAGCATGGGTGTTTAAAGTCCCCTTTCTTAAATCTGTTCTTTCGCTTACCCGGCGCTTTATGAAGTCAAGAAAACTCTCTTTCTGCTGTGAATACTTTAGGAAATGCTCCAGCTTTTCAAAGTTGAAAGGTTCCTTGTTCTTTATAAGTGAGTTGATAAATTCGTTTATATTCTGTATCTGTGCATCGAGTCTTTCGTTCAGGTCTATGGACTGAACTGTATTCTTGACTTTGTTTTTTTCGCTCCATTGGTCGGAATATAGCCTAACGCCTGTACTAATCCATTTCCTTTTCCGTTCAAATAATATTTCTATCTGAACGGTTCCTTTTGTTGTCTTGCTTGCTGTGTGTTTCCGGTCAAACACAAATCTTGCTGTTGGGTACTTCATAATTTAAAAGATTTGGTATCACACAAGGGTATCACATTTGTTGCACATTTCATGAAATACAATGAAATATAGTGAACTAAAATGAAACAAATATAGAACCGCGTTTGTTCGTATAAATCATTGATAATTACATAATATGCTGATAATAAGAAAAAAGGGGTTACATTTCTGTAATCCCTTGCTGTGATTCGCTTGGGGCTCGAACCCAAGACCCCAACATTAAAAGTGTTGTGCTCTACCTGCTGAGCTAGCGAATCAATCCTTATTGCTGTTAAGCGAGTGCAAAGATAGATACTTTTTTGAAAGTTGCAAAAGATTTTCGCTTTTTTTCTTATCTTTGTACCGAAATTTCGTGTGCAGGAGTCTCACACTTCATCTCGAACATTATATTTTATACTTTATATTTTATACTTAACTCACATGGCAACAGTAGACGATAAGAAAATTATCTTTTCTATGGTAGGGCTGAACAAGACCATTCAGCAGAACAATAAGCAGG